TAATGCGGTGCTGCTGTCCTACGCCAACAGCAAAATCGAGGAGCTGGACACACGCCGCCAAGCCCTGACAAAAGAGATTGCGGCGCTGTCGGCGGAAACCATATCCCCGGAGCAAATCGAGCGGCTGTCGGTCTACCTCAACCAATGGGAAGAAATTGACTTCGAGGACAGGCGACAGGTTGCCGACGGCCTGATCTCACAGATCCGCGCAACCGACGAACACGTTTCGATTGAGTGGAAAATTTGACTTTTACTTATCCATCGCACACAACAAAGGGCTGTGTGCCCTTGTCAAGCGATGTAACCGTTAAAACAGCATTGGAACCCAAGTTTGTGCTGGAGAAGGTCCGTTATGTGACAGACGACGAAGAATACGGTGAAGGCAAGTCTACGCGCTTTGTTTTCCGCAATGTGGAAGAAATGCCGGAAATCGACTATATTAAACGAACCATCTCAACATTTATTCGGGACACCTATGTTCACTTTAAGGACAAGAGTATCAAGCCGATGCGTCTTTGGCAGGATAACCTCAACGAAAGCGAGGACCATATCCGTTATTCCACGAACAACCTTGTGTCGCCACCGCTGGAACTCATTGGCGAAACATACATTTCTGACGAAAGCCACACACACAAGTGGCTGGTAACCCAAGGAGGAACTGAACTTCTTGAGAAAGCGTCCGTCAGCATTGATGTTGATGTGATTTACGCCTATGACAATGTCGATAAGGTTGAGAAAAGTTCCGAAAACGGCGAAGTACATGGTGTTCTCATCAACAGTACAATGTATCTGCGCGAATCGGAAATCAAACAGGTTGCTCAGCTTATCAAAGATGAAAAGCTCCGTAACCGCGTATTGACGCTGATGCGCTCTCATCGCCGTATTGTATCGGCTCCAGAAAAAGAAAATCGCAATATTCGGGAAATCGCATCCGCACAGATGCTGGGTCAGGGGTGAAATTGTGAAACACAAAATCTCAGAAATCGGCGCTCAGATGCTCGAGTATCAAGAACAGCTTGCCCGTGAATACAAATACAAACCCATCCCGCGTACCTTCTTCTGCGATGTGAGAGCCAAGTTTCAAAAGGCATTGCCGGAATGGTGCAATGTGTCCGGTGACACGATTTCGCTCGAAACCGCTGATGGCACAGTCATTACCAACGGGTACAACCGTATCGTGATTGGTGACTATGGTGCATTTGTTGAGTTTTCCCGCGTCCAAGCCTGTATGCGACGCCTCGAAATCAAAGAAGGTCAGGTCTATCGCGTGGAAAACCCGCGCTATGCCGAGCACGTCAAATATCTCTGGCTCACGGCAGATGATGGTTCGGATGTGAAGGTATACGACCAGAAGCGTCCGGTAGAATATGCGGATTATAAGCCGGGGATGCTGTATGTCAGTGTATATGAGGTGTTCCCACACATCTAAGAAAATCAAGATAAGAAGTTCTACCCAGTTCAGGGTGGGCTTTTTGTCGAGAGTGCCGCAAAGACTACCGGCTCACGGAGGTAACCGACAATGGTAACGTTTATTGATGATGATGATATCGAACTAAAGCCTTGCCCGTTCTGTGGTTCTACAGCCGGGTTATATGCAAGCTATGAAGGCAGGTATGCAGTGCTGTGCAACTACTGCCGCATCGGAACTGACCTCATAAAAAACGAACAGGACGCGATTGAGTTGTGGAATCACAGAACGGAGGTAACCGACAATAACTGACTCAGACAAAGCAATTGCATTGCGCCCATCATACTGGGCAAGCGTATCTGGCGGAAAAGATAGCCTGTATATGCTTAATTACATACTGCACAATCTGGACAAATACCCGCTTGACGGCGTGGTTCACTTTGAACTCGAAATCGACTACCCGTTTATACATAACGTTATCGACTATATGGAAACGGAGTGCAAGCGAGCTGGCATCCAATTTGTGCGAATCAAGCCGAGGAAAACGTGGGAAGAATTGTATGATAAATGCGGTTTCCCAACAAGAAAAGTAAGATGGTGTAACGGTCACTATAAACTTGATGCAAAGCGGCAGCTATCCGAATGGCTGAACGAAGTCGGTTTTTATGTAGTAAATTACATAGGCTATTGTGCCGACGAAGAACGCCGTTTCAACAAGCGGTTGAGTGCCAAAAAGTTAGAGATATACCCTCTCGCAGAAAACGGCATTAACGAAGATGTGATTTTGGAATGGGCAAAGACACAGCCTATTTTCAACAACTACTACAAAACCAACAAGCGCTGCGGTTGTATGTATTGCCCGATGTCCTCGTTTCTTAACTTTGCCTATCTCTATAAATACTACCCCGAAAATTTCCGGTATATGCTTGAAAAAATGCGGGAAACGGAAGAATTGAGAGAGAAAGAGCTTGGTAGACCGTTCTCTGTGATTTCATCGAATCCCAAATATAATGCGGATTACTTGGAACACATCGTCAAAACGAAATGGCTCAAAAAGCTCAACGAAATGGAGGTAACCAACAATGACCATGTCGATGCGTATTGCGTCGGTGTGGATGTGGATGGTCACACCACTGTCCACTAGGTTGCATTAAAGAGTATTGGCAAAAAGGTGCTTTATCGAGTTTAGCTGTGGGGAGAATGTCAATTGGGTGAAAGCATGAGCGGTGAACCAAAAGTAATCACTTCCTTTGAGGAAGCACCGCAATCGTTCGCACTCGCGAAAAGAGAGTGACTTCTTACGATGCAATTCTTACGAACATTCGGAAAGCCCAGCAAGAGAAGCAAATGCAAAGCATTGAGAAGGAGCAGTCGCTCCGACATCGAGAAGTATTCTCCGGAGGTCATAATGCGGTAAGAAGCAAAAAGCAAACGGATGCACTTCTCAACGAGGATGTCTCGAAGCTCTCTAATGCCGATATTGAGAAGGTCCTCACTTTTATCCGCACAAACGCCGAGACTTTCCGCCAAAAGCTTCGTAAGCTGTACATAACCCAGCAGAAAAAGCAAATCGACGTCAAAAAAACGATTGAGAAATCCGTCCAGTGTGATGGCGAGATTGCACGACTGTACTACAAAAAGCCGATAAAGTCCAAAGCAAATGTCGTGATGCTGGCGGATATTTCCGGGTCATGCCGCGCTATGACTTCTCTCGCTCTTACGTACATGGGTCTGATGAGGGAAGTATTTCCCGGTGGCTGCCACCTGTTCGTTTTTGTGAACCACTTAGTTCCTGTTGACCGTTATTTCTCAAATGAGAACGTAACATCCGCTGTGGAGAGCATCAACAAGAGCGTTCCAAGCCGAGGTATCTACTCGAACTACGGTGTGCCTCTCAAAGAACTGCGCTACAACAATACCGGCATCATCAACAAGGATACCACTATTGTCATGCTGGGGGACTGCCGAAATAACAAGAACTATTCTGGCGTGGAAGAGGTCGAATGGCTCTCTAAGCGGGCATCCAACTTCTTCGTTCTGAATCCCGACCCGCTGAACAAGTGGGGACAAGGGGACTCAATCGCCGACCTGTACGCCAAGAGTGGGGCGACGGTCTGCCGGGTAAGTTCAACGCAGAATTTGCTGACTTTCCTGCAATCTGCCGGAACCACAAGGCATTTTTGATGCGCTTGCCCCAACCACTAGATATAGTGGTATCTTAATGTTTGTTTACAATTTAGACACTATATATTGTGTCTTTTCATTGACCGGATACCACATATATGGTATAATACAATTGTTCTCAGGAAGAGGAACGGCTCCTGAGACATCAAGGTTTTCCTTCCCCCAATCTTGGTCGCATGGCTTCATTTGAGCTGACACAGGTGAAGCGTGAAAATCATCCGTTTCATAGTAATATCCTTCCTTTCATACTTCTTTATTTCCCATTTGGCGCGGGTAACTCCGCGCCAGCCGTCCAAGCAAACAGCCTCCACGCGGCGGACGGTGGGCAACAGATGTTTCCGTGTTCCGGGCATCTGGCTAATGTTTGTATTTGCGGGTTTAGCTCAGCTGGTAGAGCAACTGATTTGTAATCAGTCGGTCATCGGTTCAAGTCCGATTTCCAGCTCCAGACGCTATCCGTTGGATGTATCGAAATCACATGATACGATGCTATACACAACATCTGGCGGACAGCATGCCACCCATTAAGGCGGCCTCCTCGTGGCGGGTGGCGGACAGCGGCTCTTGCGGCTGCTGACGAATGTCTTAGAAGCATGCAAACGTACGAGCATCCCCGTCAAGTCGGGGCGCATCCAGACGCGACACAGCCGTAAAGGCGAGATTGCTGCACGGCAACTGGTAAGTTTCGCCGCGGTCTCACACACAGCCCAACGACAACCGTTAACCCGATTTGACAGGGAATCAACGACAGGGCTCAAAATTTGAAGTTGACCAACACCCAAGCGCTTTCTTGGATTCTCGCGTATCGTCAACGATGAGGTTCGCAAGATTGTCAGGTGGTGTGAAGATGACATCCGGGGATGACGACCTACTAAACGGATGTCATGGCGGGGCTAAGTGAGGGTTCACCCGCAATCTTATGCAGGTATCGTATAACGGCTAATACTCCGCCCCTCCAAGGCGGAGACGCGGGTTCGACCCCCGCTACTTGCTCCACACGTCGCAGTCACCGTACGCCACGACGTTAAACTTGGTGAGCATGGTCCACATGTGGTCCGCTGTCCGAATGCCAATGGACAGCCTATAAAAGAATAGGCAAACAGGTGCTGTGCCTGAGAGTATTCGAGAGTCCCGGTGTCAGTCGCGAATGAGGCCGGAAAACGGCGGGGAGGGTACAATACAGAATCCGTCGACGTGGCTGCTGAATGGTACTGGAAGAAAGGGTTGGCTGCCCTGATTGCGGGATGATAACCAGTATAAAACATCCTAACATGCCTGATTAGCTCAGTTGGTAGAGCAGCGCATTCGTAACGCGCAGGTCGGCAGTTCGAACCTGCCATCAAGCCCCATCACCAAATTAAGCGATAATAGGAAGGAGATGAATTCTATGGAACAGACAATTATCAATGTTGAAGGTACGACTACCATAGAAACCGCTGCAGCGGCAAAAAAGCTGATTGAAATGTTTGGCAACCGGAACATCCGCGCCATCGCTGTCAACCGTGTAAACGACAAGAGCGACGAGGTCATTGTTGAACTCGATTTCGTTCCCGGTTTGGCACCGCATCTGCACGGCTTCACGCTTCAGGTTAATGGCTTGAGCTGTGGTTATGCTGGTACTGGTCCTTCCAATCTGTATGAAGTCCTGCAGGCGGCTGGCGTGAGTGAAGCTCAGGTAGCACGCGAGGACATCACTCAGAAGAGCACAAAAACCATTCCTCTGCGCCTGGAACGCGCCGTGACTCAGTACGGCGACTTCCAGTTTGCGTAACGCTATTTGGCGGGCTTGACCCGCCATCATGGAGGGATAGCTTAGCTGGATAAAGCACCTGCCGCAAAGCAGGGTATCGATGGTTCGAGGCCATCTCCCTTCTCCATCCAGACACCCTTTCGCTTCCTTCCGCCAAAGGTATCTGGGGTATTGTACTGCATTGCGTGTAGTACGGCCAATCAGGCGCGGAACTCCGAAACCATACCACGAAGAATTTTATCCTCTCCGCGCAGCATGGACATGCGATTTTACGGGGATAAATTCAAACCGAAATTGTGTCGAGTGGCGAAGACGGTTGCGGCACTGGCGAAGCACATATCTGCTTCGTCAACCATCCATGAGAAAGCCTCCACGCGGCGGATGGTGGGCAACGCAGCAAAGCTGCGGCTGATTTCTCCTTAAATCGGTATCTGAATAAATGCAGATAGATAATCACAAAAAAAATTAAAAGAACAAAGGAGTACACAGCATGAGCAATCAGAAAATCATGAAAGCAATCGCAGGGATTGCAGCAGCCGGTATGATGGCAACTTGTCTGCCTGTCGCAGCGTTCGCAGCCACCGGTGACACCTACCATTTCTCTTTCAGCAATGGTTCTTCCCAGGACCTGGCTCCGGGCGGCTCTATGACGTTCCCGGCAAGCAAGTATGACTACGGTTACTGGATTACCCTGCAGGGCCACGGCGGCTACACCTACAACTACTATCCCGGCGACACTCTGCCGTACGATGCAGTTGACCAGTGGTTCACCGCTGACGGCATCACTTCCTGCTATGCGGCTGAGGGCAATCCGCGTTCCATCACCATCAACTACCAGATTGACGGCAACACGGTGCTGACCGAGACTGACACCGCCACTTTCCCGGGCAGTGTTGATGGTCAGAGTGTTGAAGCCTGGACCACGGATTCCGGTGATACTTACACCGCATCCAGCAAGAGCCTGAACCATGACCGCCTGTTCTACTACCTGGGCGACGACATCCACGACAACGTCCTGACCCTGAAAGCCACTTCTGCATCCACTCCCGATGACGGCAAGGATGACAACAAGGGCGACAATACCGGCGACAGCGGCACCACCACTCCCGATGACAAGGGCGACGTAGTGGCCCCCGATAAGGACAACACCGGTAAGGACAACACTTCTACCGGCTCCAACAAGGGCAACGGTACTACCACCACTACTCCGACCGCTCCTCGCAAGAACGTTGAAGTCTCTGAGCACGGTGAAATTGCCGCCGCTATTGCCAATGGCACCTGGGGCAATGAGTACACCGTCTGCACCAGCTGCGGCTATCACAACTGGACCCGCAAGGGTAACGTTTACGTCTGTGACCATTGTGGTCACGAAGTTCTGACTGTCAAGGGCACTGATGGCGTCAAGGGTTATGCTGGCACTCTGGCTGGCAATGAACCCCAGTACGCTTCTACCTCTGAAGCTCAGGCTGCTGCTGAAAAGCGTGAAGCCGCTTATGCCGCTTCCATCGCTGCTCTGCAGGCACAGGTTGCCGCTCGTGAAGCTGCTTATGCCGCTTCCCTGGGCATCCACTAATTTGCCATCCTCTAACTAACGGTAATCGATAGTTTTTTCTCCTTGCTGTGGGGCGGGATTTCGGTCCCGCCCCATCCTTTTGTGGTCAGATGTCCGAGTGGTTTAAGGAACTGGTCTTGAAAACCAGCGACGCCGCAAACGTCCGTGGGTTCGAATCCCACTCTGGCCGCCATGTTTGCCGGGGCTTCCCGGCTTTTTTGTTTTTGTGAGCAACACAAGGCAACAGATTGCTATATCGAATAGGGTTATAATTGAGAGCCAGAAAACCTGCAGGCTTGCCTGTGGGATGAATGGCTCTTTTTGATTTTTTGTAAAATATTCGTTGAGCAGTTTGACTGACGGCACAGAATACATACATAATATATGTATGAGGTGATATAGTTGGCAAAAAAATCAAGCGTACAAGTGAACATTACGATTCCTTTAGAGTGGAAGCAGTCTGACATTGAGATGGTTGCCAAAGCCAGAGCTTGGGCTGTTAAGGCTCATGCCGGGCAAAAAGACAAGGCGGGGAAGGATTACTTCAAAGCGCACGTTACGGTTGTAGCAGAAGGCGTAAAAGGTGACCCAATAGCCGAGGCTGTGGCATTTCTGCATGATACGGTCGAAGATACGTCCGTCACAATAGAAGACATCAGAACGGGGTTTCCAAAAGAGGTTGCTGACGCTGTGAGTACGTTGACCCATAGCAAGGGTGTATCGTATGCTGAATATCTTTGGTATATTCAGCAAAATTCTATTGCTGTCAAAGTAAAGCTCTCGGACCTGCGCAGCAATATGGACTTAACCAGGCTCCCTCACACTCCAACTGAAAGAGACTTGGAAAGAACCAGAAAATACAAGCGGGCATATACGATACTGTCATCGAGAGAAGATATAAGCGCAGTTAATCCGTATGCACTGTACGACTACTTGCTGGCAAACAACTGGAGCGTCAAAAGGAAAAGCATGAGGACTCTCGTTCTGGAAACAACGAATGGTTCTGCTGAAATCAAGGTGCCTATCGACCTGGCTTTGGCTGACTATGAGTCCAGGATGGCTGAGGCTTTAAGCGAGTTGTGTTCGTGTGAGGGCATACCGTTCTCGAATGCAATAGCGCGGATTGCTGCTTGGAGACCGGTCAAACAATGAGCGCGGGCCTGCCATTATTTTTACGAAAAGCCTTGACTTTGGCTTTTACATATTGTATAATTAAGACGCTGAATTTGATGAAAGGAAAACTGCACGATGTTTGCTGCCATGATGAACAAACAGAACAAATTGCAAAAGCTGTGGAGCAATTGGAATCTCTTCGGCTGTTTTTGTGTTGTCTGTTTGTGCAAATCATAGTACAGTGATGGTTGAATAAAATCAGCCAAGTATCGGTTGTTTTCCGCACTCTGCACGATATGAGCACCTGTCAGACGCACAACGCCTGATGGGTGCTTTTTTGATGCAGAAAATCAGAATCAGGTCACTCTAATGCCGCTGGAGTGAATTCCAGCCAGGCTTATTAAAGTGTATGCTATTATACATAATGTATATACGAGGATTCGCCAAACGGTAAGGCATCAGGCTTTGACAAACGAAACGGAACAATCGCTAAAAGAGTCTCTGCAGCAGACCGCCGAAACCATAAAAATCAATATTGTAGAAATGGAATGCATGCCTGACCATATTCACCTGTTGGTGGAGTGTTCACCGCAGCATTTTATCCCGGATATGATAAAAGTGCTTAAAGGCAACAGTGCAAGAGCTATTTTTATCGCCAATCCGGACTTGAAGAAGCAACTTTGGGGCGGGCATCTTTGGAACCCAAGCTACTTTATTGCAACCGTCAGTGATAACACGCGCAAACAAGTACAAGAATACATTGCATCTCAAAAAATAAGAAACTGATGAAGGGGGGGGGCTTCGCAGTGAAAATCACTTCCAGCTATGCTGTGGAAATCAAAAAGCAGAAAATGTTCGACAATACTATAAAGATTTATCGCGAAGCCGTTTCTTTCTTGATTGGTTGTTTTAACAAAGAATGGGATTCTATTCAAAAAGTAGAGGGTGCCAAATCTCGAAAGAGTTTTGCCGAGAAGTTAATTCATACTACAAAATACAGCACTGCTAAATATGATTTCGATGCCAAGTTTTATAAGTTCCCTAGTTACCTGCGCAGAGCGGCTATTCAAGCAGCACTCGGCTCTGTAAGCAGCTACTACAGTAGCCATAAGAACTGGGAAGCAAACGGCAAGGTTGACAGGGAGCCAAAACTTCAATGCGATAGATTTTGCTTCCCGGCTTTTTATAAGACCGTTATGTATGAGGAAAGCAACAAACCAAACCAGTGCTATCTGAAGCTGTATAAAAACAATGACTGGGTTTGGATTCCTATTGCAATGCGTGCCACCGATGTCAAATACATCACGAAATACTGGTCACATTGCGAAAAGAGCGCTCCCACCCTCGAAAAGAAGTACGGAAAATATTTTCTCCGCTTCGCTTTCGTGGAGAAGGTAGAACTCTCTGAAACTGAAATTCAAGACAGGCGTATCTGCGCTGTAGACCTTGGTCTCAATACTGACGCCGTGTGCAGCATCATGACTGCCGATGGAACTGTCCTTGCAAGAAAATTTATCAATTTTCCGAGTGAAAAAGACCATCTGTATCATGTGCTTAACCGTATCAAGCGTAAGCAAAGGAAGCACGGTTCCAACAGCGCCGCAGCTATGTGGCGTTACGCCAAAGCCTTGAATAACGATATAGCGAAAAAGGTTGCTGCTGCGATTACTGAATTTGCTGTGCTTTATTCTGTAGATGTGATTGTTTTTGAACATTTGTCATTTACAGGCAAAAAGCACGGCGGCAGTAAAGCACAAAAGCTGACAATGTGGAAACGTAATTCCATACAGGATTATGTGACACAGAAGGCACACCGCTGTGGTATCCGGATTTCGCGTATCTGCGCTTGGGGCACAAGCAAACTCGCCTTTGATGGCAGTGGTGCTCTTGAGCGTGATGAAACCAATCGTGCCCTTGCAACGTTTGCAAGCGGCAAACAATACAACTGCGACCTAAGTGCGAGCTACAATATTGGCGCTCGCTACTTTGTCAGAGAGTTGCTAAAACCCTTGCCAGCGATGGTAAGGTCTCAGTTTTCGGCTAATGTTCCGGATGTTGAGCGTAGAATCCAAGTTACACTTGCCACGCTTAAAGTTCTGTATCCTGAGCTCAAAAAACTCAGTACACAGGCAGCGTAAGATGTAGGCTAACTGTGACAATTAGCTTTCTTGCGGTGAGTTTGTTCTTCGGGACTTACTTGCTGAGGGATTGCTGTACCATTTCGTTAGCAAGTTCCTCTCCTTAAAAGAGGGGAAGCCCGCGACTTTAGTCGTGGGAGGATTCACCCTGACAACGGTTGTTCGACTCGACCATTCTCGGCCAACGCTCACTTTCATGCGCATCGGAAGTGAGATTCCTCAAAGCTGTGTTCCCATAAGCAAGGCACGGAAGATGCGCGACAAGTGCTCGTAACTCAATCGGTAGAGTACCCGACTTTTAATCGGGATGTTCGGGATTCGATTTCCCGCGAGCGCACCATGCCCGGCAGAGCATTATCTGCCACTTTTGTGGGTGTATAGCTCAGTAGGCAGAGCGGCGGACCGTTAATCCGTTTGTCGCAGGTTCAAATCCTGCTACGCCCGCCATAAGCTCCTCTGGTGAAATTGGCAGACACAGTGCGCTCAAACCGCACCGTTTTGAGGGTTCGAATCCCTCGGGGAGTACCATGTCAGGCAGTACAACAACTGCCATTTATTGAATTCTCGATAAAAACACGAGAGGAGTATTTCCAGAACAATGAAAAAGAACAATATCAAAAAAATATCTCGAGGTATTTATGAATATTGTGGCTATCATCTATCAAATTGCGGATATCATGAACCTGACCATTGTGTATGGTGGGAGGCTGTTAATTTGGAAACTGGCTGTGCAGACTTTCATGAACATACAAAAAGAGAATTGATTGCAACAATCAATAAAGAATTAGATGTGGGTTGTTAGCTCAGCTGGTAGAGCAACGGACCGTTAATCCGTGGGCCGCAGGTTCGAATCCTGCACAACCTGCCATATGCTCCAGTGGCGAAACTGGCAAACGCGGCGGATTTAAGCTCCGCTTATTTCTGAGTTCGACTCTCAGCTGGAGCATCCATATAGGGGTGTAGCTCAATTGGTAGAGCAGCGGTCTCCAAAACCGCGTGTTGCATGTTCGAGTCGTGTTACCCCTGCCACAATAAGAAAAGCCGTCCTCACATAAGAGGCGGCTTTTTGTTTTGGAGAGTATACAGACCAAAAAACTAAACCACAAGTTGATTGCAAATGTGCAAAAACATGCTATAATAATATCAGAACGAAACGAAAGGAGATACCCCAAAATGCTGTGCAACACTGTTAATGTAATGTCGTATGAGTATAGTTATGAATCTGAGTTCAGCTCTTATGAACGCAGTTTTATTTCTCATACTCCTCGACAGGCAAAAACAGACCATGTACAGATGCGGTGCGTCTTCTAAGCGATAACTGCATTTTCACACGCTGCTTGTCGAGATTTCGGCAGGCAGCTTTTTTGTTGCCTGCAATACAGAAAGGCAGCAAAAAAATGAACGTTCCAACCATTGATATCCAGCAGACAGGTGCCAATATCAAGGCCCTGCGAAAAGCAGCAGGCATCAAGGTGAAGGATGTGGCAGACACGCTAGGTGTGTCTCCGCAGGCGGTTGCTAAATGGCAAACCGGAACAGCGCTTCCCACCATCGATAACCTTGTGATATTAGCAGCGATGCTCGATACGAAAATTGATGACATCCTTGTCATCGCATAAACCCTCGCCGCAGGATTGCGGCTTTATATGGCCCGTTGGACGAATTGGTAGAGTTGCCGCCCTTTCACGGCGGAGATTATTGTGGGTTCGAAACCCACACGGGTCACCATCTGCTTCTGTAGCTCAGTTGGTAGAGCAGCGGTCTGAAGAACCGCGTGTCGCTGGTTCGAATCCAGCCGGGAACACCATATGTGCCGGTATGCAAGTGGTTAAAGCAAACGGTCTGTAAAACCGCTCCGTTACGGTTCGCTGGTTCGAATCCAGCCCGGCACACCATAAGGCCCCTTCGACAAGTTGGTCCAAGTCGCCAGCCTCTCAAGCTGGAGTCGGCAGTTCGAGCCTGCCAGGGGTCATACAAGCACCTATGTCAAAAAGGTGCATCATGCAGAGGTCGCCTAACGGTAGGGCAGCAGCTTGCTAAGCTGCCGTCGCGGAAATCGCGGCATGTGAGTTCGAATCTCACCCTCTGCGCCATCTGCTTGCTTGTTCGAGTGGTTGATGAAATCGGTCCAGAAAACCGACGATGGGAGACTGTCCGAAGGTTCGAATCCTTCAGCAAGCGCCACTGCCCTCATTCTGTGCGGTATCCGTGCAGGTGAGGGCTTTTTCTTTTGCTTTTCGCTTCGAATTTCGGACTCGAATGGCGTTAATGGTCGGATATTCTTGATTATACATGCCTTTGCTGTATGGCAAATAGCTCCAAACAGTATTGGTTTTTACACCCAATTCTTCTGCAATTTCAGGAACTGACATACCGTTCGCACGCAGCTTCCCGATTTTTTCTGATGTTTCATCTGACCAGGCCCCGGCCGTAATCAGTATTTTGCGCACTTTCTGCAATGAGATGCCTGCACGTTTGGCAATGGTTCTTCTAGGTATACCTTGCTCATGGAGCCGGAGAACCGTCTGCATTGTCGCGTCCATCTTGTTAGTACCTCGCCGTTATCGATTTTTGTATTGCCCTAATTGTTGTACTTTAATCATACAGCAAAGCAACAAAATTGTCCAGGAAGCAAAAGTGCCTTCATTTGCCACTGATTCATCCGTTCGGAACGATATCGAAAACACCTTGATATTATTCCGATGCAATATTCCGATAAGCCGACTTTGTTCCGCAAATTGTGGATTGGATTCCTACCAAAGTTTGAAAGCAGAATGTTTCATCTATAGTTGCAAGGCTTTGGTGAGGACGTTCACGGAATCAGTCCTTGACACCTCCCACGATTGAAATCGTGGGATTCCCCGGCCTTCGTTTGGTAAATCTAACGGCAGGATACTGCTCAAAGGTACAAATCCTTCAGCAAACGTCACAATCTCCAAAGTCAGCGATTGTTCGTAAATTTATGGGGGACTGCTTTCTTGTTTAGCACCACAATTTGTGATATAATAGCGAAAGAAAACAATGAATAATGGAGTGCCATAAAATGCAGAAATACGATTTCATCAAGAAGCAATATACGCCGTACACCCCACCTCAGAACGGGCATTGCGACATCATGGTTCATGCCAACGAAGAACTCAATTGTGCTGCGTGCGGACGTACCATCAACGAGCACAACGCATATACGTCTGCGGCCATCCAGAACGATATTGGCATTGGCTATCTGATTTGCAAAAGCTGCTATGAGCACGAGCTCGAAATCAGAAAAGCTGTAAAATAAGGGTCCAGCCGCCTCCATAAGGAGGCGGCTTTTTTGCTTGTAAAAATATGTATAAACTGTTACTATTTAGCGCTTTCCGTTGTGAGAAATTGCGAATCGCGGTATAATGAAAGGGTAAAAAGTGAAAGGATTTTTGCCGTATGTACATTGATTTCACGAGCAAGCAGTACTTCTTCATTCTGCACGCTCTTGCTGTTATGATAACGTTTTATAGCAACGATTTTTCCTCTATCTGCAAAGAGGTTGGAGAGGCTTATGGAGCAAGCGAAGCAGACATTGCAAGTGCTTGCGCTGCTCTGACAGCTGTAAACGTAACGGCACCTGTCAAAAGTTTATCTAACAAGTGCAGCGACATTCTGGAAGATATACTGCATCATGCACGGGAACTGCCGGGAAAGGACGCTCCATATAAATACAGTGTTAGCTTAGATGTCTCTTCCTGGAAAGCCGTTGCCGATGCGTTGGATACATACTCTCGTGTTTTGATGGGTCAATTTGGCGTCATCTATGAAGCACTTGATATTTCTGGTAACGATGAGCAGCACCTTCAGGCGTACCATGATGCCCGCTGGAATGGAGTAGGTATCATTGAAACCCGAGACCTTCTGATTCCACAGCTTAAAAAGATTGGCGTTGGCTGGAACGGAAACTTTGGTATTTCCAATTCAGGACTCGCTTATAACAGCAAACTGGCATATGAGATTCTCAAGACAATTCGATACGCGACAGAGAAACGAGATAGCTCCGTTCTGAAAGTCACAGACGAGCCATTGCCGCGTGCTGAAGGTTCTTCCCAAATTAGAGCACTGTAATTAGATTGGAGGTTTTCCGGGGTGGGCGACCACATCATTTCTTTCTTCGATATCTGCGCAATGCGCGGTCAGCTGGTTTTGGCAAAGGCACCGTCCATCCCGGCTATCAATAACAAAACTGTGTATTGTACCGGCGCTCACAAACACGGAGAGGACCACTGCATTGTCCTTGACGGCGAGGAGTACAGCCAGATTCTTTTTGTTAAGGGCTGGACCAACGCGATGCCAAAAACAAACGAAGCTAAAAAAGCCACTTGCACAAATGTGCGAACCGCCTAAAATAATAATTGCATAACAGATACCATCACTCACCTCCTAATTGAACATTAAATTAACAATCTGTCATGCACAAGTAAGCAGACTCTCTTTTGAGGGCCTGCTTCTTTTTTTGTATGTATTGATTAGAAACAAAAATATTTCAGAAAGGATGAATACTATGACCACAAATACCAAGAACAGCTTTACCAGGTTCGCGGCTGCCGCAAAAGATTGCTTCTATGTGAATTCTTTTCGCGCAGACTTAGTTCAGTGCGACAGGGCCTTGAAAATGGACGGCGAAATGCACGTCGAAGCGGAATGCTGGATGAACATTTTGGATGCCCTGGACGATAACGACATCAAGATGTATGTCGATAACGAATACCGTCCCGGACTTTTGAACCCGTTCCATAAATGGTGACGCTCCAAAAACAAGTCAATAACCAACAACTAAAGTCGTGGGCTTGCGTCAGTAAGGAATCCCACCAAAAATAAAAAATACCCGAAGTGTGAAAGGAGCATAACAATGCTTAATTCAAATATCAATAAAGCCCTTGAAATCAACTCGAATAAAGCCGTTCTTCTCAGCATCAAGAAGCAATGGCTTGAAAAAATTCTGAGCGGAGAAAAGACTATTGAGGTCCGAAAAACTATGCCGTGGGAAATTAGCTATCCTTTTGTAGTATTTTGCTACGAAACCAAAGCTAACGGTGGTGCTGGAAAAGTGACTGCCGCATTTGTTTGCCGTGACATCAATACACTCGATTGCCTGCGTGAGCTTCCGGCATATGCTATTGGCACGGAAGTGACCGAAAAGACCGCTCAATTCGTGAAGGACAGCTGCCTTACCGCAAATGAGCTGATTGCATACGGCAATAAGTCCGGCACTCTTTATTGCTGGAACGTTTCTGATGTCCAATCTATGGATATGTCGCTACGAGAGCTCGGCGTTAAGCGAGCACCACAGTCCTGGATGTATCTGCGGATTCCCGATAACAAGACGTTCTGAACGATGTCTGTTTGGGCTGGCTACGTGTACAAGCCAAACAAAATATCAACTACACGATAAAAACACACTCGAATGAATGATTCATCGTGCGAACAACGCAGACTCTCGATATTGAGGGCCTGCTATTTTTTATTTCAGGAGGAAAAATCGATGATTCTCTATCATATCATGGCAGACACCGGTTACTTGCCGGACGATGTCATTCCACAGATACCAACGAATCGGATAAAAGGGGAGAACCAAGAAATCCCAAGAATTTGTCTTGGGCATACCCTTGACGACTGCCTGACCAGCATCGGCATTGCGCATTTTGTCTCCAAGTTCCTGCTCGCTGAACTGCGTCAGAACAAAAAATACTCCAAGGACATGCCGTTACCGTTCATTGTCCGAATGTACAACATCAAGGACGAAGACCCGAATCTCTTGACCGAGGAAGAAACACAGAAATATGTGGCGGATTCTGTCGTGACCAGCGAATGCTGGCTCACAAGATACGAGAAGCCCGTCAAAATCCAGAAACTTTGGCTTGTGGGCGGCGAAGTTGTTCTTTGGCCCTATATCGTTGACGGCGTCGTGTACGATTACCCAATCGTCCGTAACTCAATTTGGACAGAAATCAAAGCATTGCCGGACCCGGAATTCCAGAACCAAATCAAGGATATCACTCAGAAATGGCTCAATGAAGCCTAAAAAAGAAGAACCTCAAAAACTCTTGCACATCCTTGCGAATTCCATAGTATTAAAGTTGTACGACAGATAACATCTACTTTGCACACCGCGTGCTCGTACAATTCATAATTCTGTTCTCATTCAAGGCAGACTCATCTTTATGATGGGCCTGCCTTTTTTGTTTTCAGGAAGCCGTCATCCACCCATTTTAACAGCGACTGATAAGGAGGTCCGCTATGTCTATTTCCAAACATTTTACTCCGAAAAACACCCGCTTCGCCATCTATGCCGGTAACCCAGGTTTTTCCGGCATGGTTATCTGCTTCGATTTTATCGGGTATGTTAAAGCCCCAACGCTCAGCGACGCCTATGATGCAGCGTATCGGTATCTTGCCAACAGCGGATATACCGCCATCGTAGTTCGTGAAGCATGAAGTTTTTCCAACAACCGAACATCTATCACATCCCGCCGGACAGTTATTGTCGGCGGGAACTTTATTTGAAGGAGTAATCACAATGAACGACAAATTGAAATTCTATGCCGGAACCATCGCTTTCATGCTCAGCGTTATCACCATTATCGGCTGCATAGCCTGCTTTTTCTCGACGCCTGCGTATGCTGCGCCGGTAAAGACAGCTGACGATTCCGATATCGAGTATGTCACGCCGTTGGAGGTTCACCTTCGGGAGCTCAACGCTCAGCCGCCTTTCGCGCCGGTACTGCCTGTACCTGAACCGGAAACGACTGAGACGGAGCCTGAATCTGAGCCCTCTGTAGAGACGGCAGAGACTGCGGTGGAACCTGCAGAAGAACCTGTGACGAACACGATTCCGCAGAACCTTTCTGACAATGAGTACGCCATCTACACAGCATTGCGGGATGTGGGTCTTTCCAAGGCCGGTACTGCTGCAGTAATGGGCTGCATGACAATGGAGAGTGGTCTTAACGCTTCAGCCGAAAACCCTTCGGATGGCGGCTATGGGCTTCTGCAATGGACGCACGGTCGCAAGACGAATCTCTTGAACTGGTGCTATGCATCGGGTCTGGATGCAAGTTCCGTGTCCGGTCAGGTCCAATTCTTTGTCCATGAGCTCAATGCCACCTACAGTCAGGCAGCTGGGTACTCGTATCCGGTATACGAGACACTCACCACGAGCGACAGTGTAGAAGATTGTCTTGCGATGTTCTTCTCGCACATGGAAGCCGGTGTGAATGTTCCTATCTCGTCCAGCAAGGTCTATTGCGGGAATCTGACGACCTTACAACTCTACAACAAGCGGCTAAACGCTGCTTACAAGTATTTCTAAAAAATGAGGCGATTTACTATGACAAACACTGCGTATAAGACTCGAAAACTACTGTCTATGCTCTCCAGCGCTGAGAAGGAGAACGACGGTCTGATGCTGACGCATAACCTGCAAAACATGCAGCGCAACGGCAAGCAGACGGGCTGTTACGGACACATCATGAATATCCTGAACGGAAAATGCGTGTATGTGACCACAGAACGGTCCTGCTATCAGCCGATTGCCGACAAGAATATGGTTCGCTATGCCGCCGATATGAAGGATTACTCCTCTGTATCGCTCGGTGCCAAGGGCCGCAACCAGTTCGTTACCAATGATGAGTTGGTCGGAAAAATCGTTGACATGCTTCGCTAACCGGAGCAAGAAAAGGAGTATCGCCATGAACAGAATCATCTATACCATCTTCAAAACCTTAGCCGCCCTGTTTGTTCTCTTCATCATCCTGAGCATCAGTGCTTTGGCACAGTCTTTCACGCTGCGCAATATAGCGCTGCTCGTGTTCAGTGTCATCTGCCTGAACAAATGCTGCGGCATCCTGTTAAACTAAGGAGAAAAAATCATGAAGAATAAATACAAAGTTGTTGCCTTGGTTCCTTTGGAGTTCTCTGTTGAGGGAAACTCCGATTCCAAAGAGGCAATCGAATCCGTCAAAAACATTTTCAAAGCGTGTCGGGATGATAACGACTACGCGGACATCGTTTTTGATGGTATCGAAGAGTCACTTCGTCACGACAGTATCGAGTACAAAGTTGAAGCCGCCCAGCCTGAACCTGAGGTGAAGGCAAATTCCGATATCCGTTCTGTTGCCTCCGATATCTGCGACGTCTTCGAAAACTATCTCGATGAAAACGGTGTCTGTATTGTGTGTGACGATGCAGACGAGGAACAAGACCGAAAAGCAAACGAAAGCGGCGCAATGTTGTATGGCATGGAATATTGGCATCTTGTCGAAGATGCCGAGTTCCGTATGAAGCATATAAATGCACAATACAAGCTGTTCACCGTCTTTGATATTATGGAGGCATTTGATAAACTTCTCATTTCCAAAAAGCTTGGTGACTTTGTACCGAGCGGCGAAAATCGTTACCGTTTGTATGAAAAAATCCTGAGCTGTCTGCGCTCTGTCAGGGAGGAATTGTAATGAGTACGAAAGGTTGGAACAGTCTGAAACCCATTACGACCCCTGACCAGATGTCCGCGCCGATTCATTGGAACCCAATGAACGAGGATTGGAAAATGCGGCTTACCAAAAGCCAGATTTACAACACCTCTTCTGGTTTCGATACTCAAACGCTCGATGCTATGAAGAAGCTGCATGACAAAATCCTCACATTTGGCGGGGATGAAGTCTGCATGACGATGTTCGATGAAGATGCACCAAAAATCCTTGAACGCGGCCGGTTCTTTTATGGCAGCAGCTATATGAGGAAAGGCCAGGATTGCCAGTGCCATTACAATTCTGCACGGCTTTGGTATAAAAACAAAGACCGGTGCTTTATTGCAACGGGCTATGCTCTTTCCGAAGACGGGCTCTGGCGCTGTCATTCCTGGGTCGTTCAGCCAATGGCACGCACCGTTCGCGTGTGGGAAACCACCGTCAAGCGTGTTGCCTATTTCGGCGTGGTTTTGACCAGCGAGGAATGCGAAGACTTTGTCGAGAACAACACATAACAATTGGGGAGGTTACCCAACATGGGTGAACAACTACATTTCAGTATGGATGGTGAGTTCCTCACCGCCATTGCACGTGACTGGTTCTGGAATATGGACAAGCCGTATAAAAAGTGTGAGGAGCTGCTGCTCTCTTGCATGATGGGTGGCAACGAGGAAGAAAAAAGGCATGTTTGCCAGGACATTATCGAAGGCCGGAAAAAACTTGTTGGTGTCAATGAGTTTGAACTTGTCGATGACAATGTTCATGTTCGTTCCCTCGGGCAGAAGGTTGAGGAGCTTCAACACAAGATGCTGGTCAATCAAATTCGTGAGGATATGATTGCACATCCGCTCAATTATGTTGACCGCTTTGCTATGACTGATAGCTATGAAACGCTCTGCACCAATGCAAAACATCATTATATCGATTGCAGCTATGACGGTATCAAGTGCTTCCTCTATGGGAAAACGGGTTATTCTGATGCATTCAACAACGGTGCATGGCTTTTTACCCACCCAGACCTTGTTGCAGAATTCAATGGCGAACCGCTTCCTGAGCAGGAATCCAACCCGGAATTCTACAAAACCGATTTTTGGACCAAGCTTGCCTCTTGGATTGAAGCAAACATGAAAGGCACATCCGTTGAACGCCGTCAGCGACTGTACAACAGCTATATCAGTGATAGACCCATTCAGCATCAGCTGACCGAATATGGTCTGATTGCTCCCGATGGCACCTGGTATGCCTGCGAGTTTGGCGAGCACGCTGCCCTGGCTGGCCGCATCATCATGCGCAATCGAGAAGCGTTTGGTCTTTCTGACCATGAAGTTCTCAATATGGCGTATGACTGGAGCGGCAAGGGTCTCGATTTCCTATATAAACGCGGTTGGATTGCCATTCGTAATCCTTCGATGGGCAATACATTCCTCGATATGGATGAGACCAAAACCGCAACAAAAGCTCAAGTAAATACCATTTTTGACTATATTTCTAAATTCAACCGCTATGACATGAATATTTCTAAAGTTATGGTTGACTAAAAAGGAGATTTTATTATGACTTCCAATATGACTATGACCGCTATTTTCATCTGTGATTTCCTGAAACTCATCGTGAAAAGCACGGTGAAGCATTACACCGAGGATTTCAAGCTGGACATAAAGATTTTCAAGCGCTATGCAAAAGAAGCACAGGAAACTGGAAAAGCAGTGCCAATGCTCTGGTTCTGCCGCTCTTGCGGAACGTATCTCTGCCCTGAGGAAGATGCGTACAAGAAAGATACTCCCATGTTCATCACGTTCAAATACTATGATGAGCAGGAAGAGGAAGAAGCCCGGACCATTAAGGCTTTTCTGGTCACTGTGACAGGGATGGAAGGACAAAAGCCAGTTGGCTATATCACTCCCATCAACTATGCGGATGAATGTGACCGCATTCGCCGTTACGCAGTACCTGCCGAAAAGGTCGAGCTTGTCTATGATAAAGGTTCCCTTGTCCAGAACAATGGCAACTATACGATTCTGAAGCATCCCAAGCTTGGTACACTTCAGAAAACGAAATTCTTGGCCGATGACCCTGACGCGCTTGATTATGCGCTGCATATGGCTCGCAATGAGAGAAAGGCAGGGTGACAGCCATGAAAACGATGGTTACATTGACTCACGAAGAAGCCCAAAGCTATTTGGCGTACGCTCTGATTTGCGAAACGATGCAAGGAGCCTTTTGGAATTCCGGACGCCGTCGCAGACTATACAGCAAGACGTTTACCGAAGCCGAACAGAGGCAGATTCCCCGCATCAAAGCCACTGCTCACAAATGGTGTTTGGTTACTGGTGTTCCTGAAAAGGTACGCATGAGATACAGCACCTATTTGCTGTGGCAGAAACTCGCGATGTTCTGCGCTGAAATTTAATTTTTCATTACCGCTGCCCATTTGGGTGGCGGTTTTTTGTTGCGGATTTATGCGAACGGCCTATAATCAAAAATGTACGATAGATAACAGTTATCGAAAAGGCACCCTGCCCTTCGCACACTTAACAATGCGCTTTAGGCGAACTTCCCATTTGGGTGGTTCGCCTTTTTGCGTATAAAAGAAAGGAAATAATCAAAATGAATGAGTACGAAGCAACAATACAAATCAACCCAACCGACGATATCAAGTTCATACTTGAGGAGCCCGGCTGCTATGAATCTGAAATTGAAATGATGAAGGCCGGTGGCACCTATGATGCGTTTGTCAAGCGTGTCTATGATGCCATCGACTGGTCTCATCTGTTTGAGCGTATTACTCAGATGGAAAACGAAGCCATCACGGCAGCTATCGACAAATTGTCTGATAGCATGATTTGATTGTTAGGAGGTAAATACTATGTACATTCTCATTAAAAACCAGGAAGGCGAAAGCATGAACTTGCTTTCCCAGAATACCGATTTCAACGCTCTACTGGCAGCCATGAAAACTGACATTGAGGCAGAGTACGAAAAGGCAACAGGCTCTGCGATTAACCTGGATGAAGATTCCGGCAGCGATTATGAAGTCGGTATCAACGTTGAGGACAGTGCTGCTGAAGGCTTCTGCCTCGCATCCGGGTATATGTACGGCGCAGACAGCAATTTTGACTGGGGTATTTTCAAAGTAAAGTCTCAGAAAAGCAATACCGCAGCAAAACCCTACATTGGCCTGGATATGAACAAGTTCTTTCGGCAGAAAATGCTGCTGATTGACCTCTCGGCAAAAGTAAAGGACCTCGGCTATGACCATCTGGCCGATGAGCTTTGGGGCGCAATCGGTGTCTTCGACGCTGTACAGGATTCAGCTGAAGGAGACGGTGTTTTCACTGCTCCGGAAGCGGATGAAGAAACCGGTCTGTTCCTTGACGATTTTTATAACGACGTTCTGGAAAAGATTCTGAACGCCGACAAGAAAAAGGAGGAAAAGTAAGCCATGAGACTCTACATCCAAGGCGAACACGGTAAGCTCCTAACTTTCACCCCGGAAGAAATCAAGGAAAAGCTCGGTATTCCATTCGATATCGCTGCTCTTGGCATCGAGGTAGATGATGGCGACACCACCATCAGGGCTCAGTCATACCCCAAATGGGATTATCAGAACGGGAACCCGCCCATTGACCTCTGTGTCAATGAAATGCAGGTTGGCTCACTGGCTATGCCGACGCCCAACATTCCGGCTCCCGTCATTTATCTTTATGAAGAACAGGGGCAGGATGAATTGGATTGGTTTGCATGTACCAGCTTTGCACCCCGTGCATCTGGTGACGAAAGTTCTCACGTCGTCTTCTGTGACATGAGTTTTGGCAATGCGTTTGCGACCACAGACGTTTTTGTGAATTCGCGCACGGGAATTCCTTTCGTGCAGTGTTCCACTGAGAATCAACTTTCTGATTTCAGGAAAGCTGATTCCCGTCAATAACCCACGACTAAAGTCGCGGGCTTGCATCAGCGAGTCTACGCTTTAGAAATGTCCGAAAGGATATGTTGACTACCCTAAGTGCTTCGAGCACTCCGTTATAAGCGAATAGATAGTTACCGTGCGGCGTTAATCCTAACTGCACGCTCTAAGGCAACACATCAAAGAAATCTGAGGTAAAGACAACAGGTGTGGCTGCATTAAACCGCTTATAACTTTGGGGAAGGATTAGCTTCTTCGGAAGTAACTCCTCTTCGGAGGAGAGGACAGCTTATCATTAGCTGTCACACAAATAGAAAGGAGCATGGTATCATGCAATATGTGTATGTGCTTAACAAACACGGCGAACCTTTGATGCCGTGCTCTCCACGCAAGGCTCGCTTATTGTTAAAGCAGAAGAAAGCATGCGTTGTAAAACGCACACCGTTTACAATCAAGCTCCTGTATGGAAGTACAGGATACAAACAACCTATTACTTTGGGCGTAGATGCAGGCAGCAAACATATTGGCATATCTGCTGCCACTGAAAAGTACGAACTCTATTGCGAAGAGGCAACTCCACGCAATGATGTGGTTGATTTGCTTTCTGCACGCCGTGCTTTCAGACGCAGCAGGCGAAACCGCAAAACCCGTTACCGTGCGCCGCGTTTCAACAACAGAGTGCATAGCAAGCATAAGGGCTGGTTAGCGCCATCAGTGGAGGTCAAGATTCAAGAACACATTACGCTTATCAAGCGAGTATGTCGTATTTTGCCTGTTACGTTCGTCAGAGTAGAAACAGCAGAGTTTGACACACAACGTCTAAAAGCAATGCTGGAAGGTAAACCTCTGCCGGTAGGCACAGATTACCAGCTTGGTGAGATGTACGATGAGTACAATGTACGCCAGTATGTGTTAAAGCGTGACAATTATACGTGCCAATGCTGCGGTGCGCATCCAACAAAAACAAAAGCTGTAAAGCTGCATGTGCATCATATCGAGACCCGTAGAACAGGTGGCAATGCTCCCAATAACCTGATTACGCTTTGCACAGCTTGCCATAAAGCTCTACACGCTGGAAAAGTAACACTTGACGGCAAAAAACGTGGCAGGTCTCTCAAAGATGCAGCTTTTATGGGGGTTATGCGTAAGACACTTATGGAACGCTTGCTTAAAGAGCTGAAGATTCCGGTACAAGGGACTTATGGCTACATAACCAAGTACTTGCGTGAGAAGCATAGTATTCCTAAAAGTCACACCAACGATGCACGCTGCATTAGCAAGAACCCATTGGCCATACCTTGCGATACTTGCTACTACACGAAGGCTATACGCCACCATAACAGACAGCTGCACAAAGCAACTATCCTAAAAGGTGGTATACGCAAGGCTAATCAAGCTCCGTACACCGTAAAGGGTTATCGTCTTTGGGACAAAGTATCCTATAATGGCTCAGAATGCTTTATCACAGGCAGACGAACTTCTGGATACTTCGCTCTTAAAAAATTGGACGGTACTGTTGTTTCTAATAGCGCGTCCTACAAAAAAATGCGGCTACTAGAAGTCGCAACAAATTATATTACAGAAAGAAGGTGAAGGAACAATTCCTCCCATGACTGAAGTCACGGGTATCCTTGCCCAGCTCAATGAATAATATCTGACTCGTATCTTTGCGGTCGCTCCTTTTGGAGCGGCCGCTTTTTGTTTTTAGTTTTCTTGCGCAAATGTGCGAGTCTCATAAAATAAAAATTAGGGAGGTGCTGCTTTGAAAATTCAGAGAATCATGCCTGCAACTACTCATTCCATGAAAGACGCGTTACCGCTTGGGACTATCCTGACGGTGAAAAATGTTGCAGACCAGAAATATATTGTGGTCGGCTATGACACAAGTTCTGTTCCGCACAACTACTATGCGGTTCCCTGGCCGCAAGGGTACATGGGTGAAGAAAATATGTACTTGGTAGGATTTGATGATATTGCGAAAGTTCTGTGTCGCGGCGGAATCAATGAGGAATCCAGAGTTTTCTTGCAGGCACTGGATGATGTGTTGAACGGGAGGTGACACGGTGACGGTAAAAGAGCTGAAGCATATGCTTGAGAACGCAGACGACAACGCTATCGTCGTTGTACAAAACAACTGGGCTCCGGCAGAATTCCTGAATGCCTCTGCTCGGAAGATGGTGCTTGTAAAAGCAAATGGCAAACTTATGACGCCGAAATGGGCCGAAGCGAACGGATATATCTGTGAAGGTCCGGCTGTATCGGCAATTTTATTCGATTAGGTGGTGAAAAAATGTCTGACAAGAAAGTGGCTGCGCAAGCATCCGATGGGCCCTGGGAACGCGAAACCATCATCACGTTCAACGATGCAGAGAAGAAAGCGTCTTACTACACCTGCAATAAAGTTCGTATGGCACAGCTGAAAGAGCTTGCCAAAGAGTATCCTGATGCTGTTAAAATTACGCGAAACAAGGATTGGTGTGTAGAAGTGGATTTGCCCAAGAAATGGGTCAAAATCAAGCCACCTCGCAAGTTGACTGAAGAGCAATATGCGGAACTGGTCAGACGCGGCAAAGAACTTGCAGAACGGCAGCGGCAGCTAAAAAGCGAAACGAAGGAATAAACCGGCTTCATATGCCGGAAGAGGAGAATATAAAATGTACAATTCTTACAGCGCATTGAATCTTTTGGGCGGTATGCTCTATACGGTGATTCTTCTGGTGGTAGCGTATTTTGTGCTCAAAATCGTCGCCAATTGGAAAATTTTTGAGAAGGCCGGGCAGCCTGGCTGGGCATCCATCGTCCCGTTCTACAGCAACTACATCGAATTCAACATTTACTGGGGGAACGGCTGGTTGTTTCTGATTCCGGTCTTGCTGAGCCTTTTGTCTGGCATCCCGCTGCTCGGCAATCTGTTCCTGGTTGTTGCCCTCATCATCGGTGCTATTACCAACTACAAGAAAGCTGTTGCGTTCGGTGAAGGTATTGGTTTCACGATTGGTCTTTGCCTTCTGAATCCGGTGTTCAACATGATTCTCGCTTTCGGCCATTATGAGTATCACGGTATCCCGCAGGATGGCTATTCCTATTCTCAGCTCAAGACCAAATATGAGGAAAAGAAAGCCGAACAGCAGAGCAACCCCAGTACTGTTCAGTACCAGGCCCCCGAAACTCCCAAAGAGCCGAGCCAGAATGTTCAGTATCAGACTCCGAATGCTCCTGCTGAAGTCAAGACCCCGCCGACTCAGCAGAATCAAAATCAGGACAATGGCTGATATTATTTGGGTCGTTGTGTTTCTCTGCGTTCTCATCGCGTCCTGCTTTGGAATGTACTATTTCCAGGGTGAGAACAAACAAAAATTTGTGTTTTGCTTTTTGCTGGTAGCATTATCTTTTGGAGTTCTTGCGTTTCGGCTCCTGGATATTGCCTACACAATGATAAACGTAGCTGTCAAAGCCGCACAATGACCTTTTTGCAATTCTCAAACTGTTTTTTGGCAGACCTTCCAACCGAGGGCCTGCCCTTTTTATTGTTGCCAGGAGGAAAATCTATGAAAATCCGATTCTATACAAACAACAAAGAAGCTATTGTATTCGACCTTGAGGATATTTTGAAGCAGCTCAACATTGAAGAGCAGGTAGCCACTGTCGGCCTTGTCATTGAAAAAGACGAGGCCGAGGTTGAGGCAATCGCTCAGACGATACAAGACGATTATCCGAACATGTACCTTCAGGCAAAAGAATACGGGCGAAATCTGACCTTGGCTTGTGCGGAGCTTCCGAACCCTACTAACCCGGATATTGTAACCTACCTCTATGCGGGCGATGATGCTACGGAAACTGACAGTTGGATTGCGAAAGTGAACAACACAATTCGTGCGCAAGGGGATAACAGTGAACGGCTCATCCATATTGACTCGAATCTCGCTGCCGTGGTAGAAGCAAACGAAACGGAACAAGGATACTATGCTTCCACCGTGTCGCAGCATGACAAGGCCACAAACGAAATGCTGAGTTTTCGACAGATTGCAGAGTCGTTGGAAGCTGTTGGGGATAACTACAAGTACCAGAGCGCAAGCAACATTCTGACTGCAAGAACCAAAGCAGAAAGGAACTACATTGTCCGGCTTATCAAGATGTATTGCGACGATACCAAATGCCTTTCCGGTGCTATGCCGCAAAGTGAGTACCCGTTCTGTGTCCAGAACGTTGACGCTCTGAACCAGCGTGATGCGCAGTGGTCCGAAATCAAAGAGTATCTTGCGCAGGACGAAAATCGCAACAAACTGGATGTGATTCTTGGCTTCGTGCCGGATGCGGAGAGCGACAAGACTCTAATTCTGCACAGCATTGAAGAAAAAGGGAAGGCCATGTCTGATTCTGAAATCGAAAAAGCATATAATTTGCTGTTTGGTGACTGTAGCAATGGATGAATAATCTTGCGCTTTCGTGCGAAACCCGTATAATTTAGCTTGTACGATAGATACCATCTACTAAGCACACTGTGTGCTCGTACAATTCACACTTCGCTTTTAGGCGGACTTCCCACACCGGGAGGTTCGCCTTTTTGCGTACAAAAAAGGAGTTTAACTATGGATAACGTATGGACAAATCTTGGCAACCGACTCGAAACTGCTTGGAAAAGACCAACAAGGCCCAACTCTAAACGCCCGAAAGACGGTGAAATCATCGACGAAGAGAAATCGGTGCGCTGGAACAGGGAAGAGGTCGTTCGCCGACAGAAAGCCTGGGATGCGGAATGCTCTCGGCTGAAGAAGGCGCAGAATGCAGAAATCGAACACATCTCGGAAGCTATCGAACTTCAAATTCAGGAAGACATCAAAGCCGAAACGAAACGCAGCATTTCCAAAAAGGCTGCAACTGTTCTTTGGCAAAAAGCCTACGACCGTGGCCACGCCTATGGTTTCGCTGACATCTACTGTGCCATCGAAGACTACGAGGAGCTGGTTGTTGCCGTACTCACAAACGCTCGTTGAAAGAAAGGAAAATACCATGAAGCTGAATGAATACCTCGCTAAAAATGCCGTCAAGCTGATGATTAAGGGCTCTGGAGAAAAGAATCCTACGCGCCAGACCAATGGCCTCGGCATGTACGATTATGTTGAGAACCTTGAAAGCGTCCTCGGCAAAATGGTCTGGATTTGCGATTATCGCGCAAATGCAGACCCGACCAAAAAGCCGATTCGTAACATCAAGCCTACCCCGGTTGTTGTAACGGACGCAAAAGAAACGAGCAAAACCATCTATTATTCTCCGGTCTATTTTCGGCCGGTAAATCGGGGTAAGATTTCTTCAACCGTCATTGCCCCATTGGACAACACCGGGTATCGCTGCTGTTCCGGCACTTCCGTCAACATCTTCTACACGAAAGAAGAGTGCGTGAAGTGCTATCGGGAGCAGGTTCGACAGGCAGACGAGATTTATGAGAAAGAGAAGGCTCGCATCATCAAAGAGTTCGACGCTCGCATGCAGATTCTCAATGGTTCTCTCACGCCGTTCAACGATGTCCCGCAGAGCGATTACACCGTTGTTGCAAAAATGGATGTTACGAACGATTCTCTCGGATACAATGAGAAAAATCGGCATTTTTATCTCGAGACGACCCGAACCATGATTCCGACTCGCTATACCATCGAAATGCTCAAGATGCAGGCACTGATTGGCCTGGTGGATGAACTCCGTGCAAACACCACCTGGCAAAAGGGCGTTCCTTTCCGTATCCTTATCAGAACAACAGTTTTCGTGGATGGTATTGAAGATGTCAGCCAGGCCACAACGGAATCTCAAACCATTACCCTTTGATGAACTATGAAGAGCGCACGCCCCGTCTATAGCCGTAAGGCTTAGGTGAGGAGGTTCACAAAAAACAAAACAATACATATGTGAGGTAAAATGTTATGTCTAACAACATGTCTATTTCTTCCATCAAGGAACATTATAATAATCTCTGCACCAAAGCCAAAGAATGGAGTGCCGCCTACTATGAGCAGGATGCTCCGGTTGTAACGGATGAGGAATACGATTCCGTGATGCACGAGATTCGTGATATCGAAGCGGCACATCCTGAGTTCGTGACCGCTGACAGCCCTACACAGGTTGTTGGCGGCAAGCGTGTTCTCGGTATTCCGGTTGAACACCGTGTACCGATGCTTTCTCTGCTTGATGTGTTTTCCGATGATGAGGTCCGCAGCTTTGTGGATTCGGTGAAAGCTGAATACTCCGATGTGACATTCTCTGTGGAGCGCAAAATCGACGGTCTGAGCTTGTCTCTTGTCTACGAACGTTCTGACGATAGTCTTGCCTATCTGACCCAGGCTTCGACGCGCGGTGACGGCCATGTCGGTGAGGATGTGACCGCCAATGTCGCAGCCCTCACTTGCCTGCCTCGCAGCATCGAGCTGCCCAAGGGTATCGGCAAAATCGAACTCCGTGGCGAGTGCTATATGTCGGAAAAGGACTTTGAAGCAGCCAATGCAAAGCAGGCGGAAGCAGGGAAGAAGCTCTTTGCGAATCCCCGCAACTGCGCTGCTGGCTCCCTGCGTCAAGCTGACCCGTCTATTGCACGGGAACGCAATCTGCAGGTGTTCGTTTTCAATGTTCAGAGCGTCAACAATGGTGATGCTGCACAGTTCAGCCCGTATCATTGTGACCAGCTGAACTATCTGCGTGACATCTGCGGTTTTAAGACCACCTATTACGCTCATTGCAATGACATTGATAGCATCTTGGCAGCCATTCACGACATTGAGGAAAAACGCTATGATATCGATTACCCGATTGACGGCGCAGTCATCAAAGTCGATGAACTGAGCATTCGCCAGAAGATGGGCGAGCGCACCAAGACCCCGAAATGGGCTGTGGCGTTCAAGTATCCCGCCGAAGAAAAGGGGACTATCCTGCGCAGCATTCAGTTGCAGACAGGTCGTACTGGTCGCATCACTCCTGTCGCGGTCTTTGACCCCGTGCAGCTTGCCGGAACCCGTGTGGAGCGTGCAACGCTCAACAACGCCAACTTCATCAAGGCGCTGGACATCCGCATCGGCGATACTATCGTCCTGCATAAGTCCGGCGACATCATCCCGAAAATCACAATGGTGGAGTTGGAAAAGCGTCCTGCAGACGCTGTGCCTTATGACATGGCGAAGCAGGTCTGCCCCGTTTGCGGTGCGCCTATCGCGCCCGTCAACGGTTCTGTGGACCTGTACTGCACGAACGACATCTGCCCTGCAAAGACCGTGAATCGTGTCATTCACTTTGCCTCGAAACCCTGCATGGACATCAAGGGACTTGGTCCTCAGATGATTCAGGACTTGGTTGACAGCCGGTTCATTGAGAACCCCGTTGACCTGTACTGGCTCTATGAGGAGGAAGGTGAACTGACCAACATGTATGGCGCGAAGATTGCCAAGAAGGTTCTTGCTGCCATCGAAAAGTCCAAGGAGCAGAATGCCGACCGCGTCCTCAAGGGCCTTGGCTACCGTCTCATCGGCGGTCATGTTGCTCGTGCGCTGTTTACTCAGTGCAAGGCTACGAAGGGCAACCTTCTGACACTGTCCACGCTCAATGTAGATACCATCAAGGAGTACAACATTCCCGGCTTTTCTGATGCTATCTATGCTGCGCTCGATGCGATGCTTTCCAGCGCTGAATTTACGCAGGAAGTCAATACCTTGCATGATGCCGGTGTCAATCTTGACTACCATACTCCGGCAGGTGCCAATGATGAGTCTGCGCCGCTCGCTGGCAAGACATTCGTTATTACCGGTACACTGCCTTCCATGAGCCGCGATGAAGCCAAGACTTATATCGAAGCGCATGGCGGCAAAGTCTCCGGAAGTGTCTCCAAGAAGACGAGCTATCTCGTTGCAGGTGAAGCTGCCGGTTCCAAGCTCGATAAGGCAAACGCTCTGGGCGTGCCCGTTCTGAGTGAGGATGACCTTAAAGCAATGTGTCTGTGAGAGGAGGTCTCGGTATGTACGACTTTGACCGCATCGTTAAGGCTGCGGAGTCCTGTGAATTTCACAACGCATTTGCCTCTGACATTAAGCTCTGTGAAAATGCACTTGGTATGGGTGGTCTCATGGGAATCAATGCCGAATGCTGGCTTGATATTCTGAACACCATGCCGGACGCTGAAATCGCAGAGTATGTCCACACTAAGTATAAGCCCGACCTCTTGAATCCTTTCAAGGGAACATCCTTGTATATTAAATCCTGACCTACTTGCCGTCCACCCTTCACGGGGTGGGCGGCTCTTTTTGTCAAGACGTGCGAATCCGATAAAATGTTGTTGACACCTCCCACGATTGAAATCGTGGGCTTTCCCGGCCTTCGTTTGGTAAACTTTTTTTCGAAAAAACTATTCAACTCCTTGACGGCGTGTGCGGCACCCATAAAATAGATAATGTAACAGAGATATCATTGATTTGCCATAGTTCATATTCCTCCTGGAAGAAGGACAGATGCCCATATTGGGTTTCTGTCCTTTTTCTTTTTTGAGGATTTCCGCAGATTTTCTGCGTTTAATATAGATTCATCCCACGGGATGTGGACTTCTGACAGCCGAAGGAAAGGCTGATTATATAGAATTGCTATGCTAATCAACATAGCACGCGTACACAGCGTCAATGTGTTTATATAAATGTTCCTGCACGCGAACGCCGCGTTAAGAGCGTATTTATATATACCGTATAACAATTACAAACCTTCAAGGAGGACTTTATCATGATTCGAAACATAATTTAGCGAGTAGACACCATCATTAGCAACCACGAAGCCAAAGCTAAGCAATATGCAGTTAGCTATGGTTCATTCGTTCACGGTCTAATTAAGACCTAGCTGAGCAAAGATGGTGTGATACTCGCGCTCCTGCTGGAGCAAGTGAAACTGACCGATGCCGCGAAATTTCTGCTGCTTTTGGCAGTAGTATCAATCGCTGGCGCATTTCTTGTCAAGAAAGTCTTCAAAAACTACAGCCACATCAAAGGATTGACCGAAGACTTTCTGAAATCAGCTGACGTTTTCGGAGCTGTCAAAGAAGCGATTTCTGATATCGCCAGCGGCTCCTGCAAAACAAACAACAAAAAAGAATAATAACATCCCCGATATATGGGGCTCACATTGCTGTGGAGATGAATTCGAGAGCAGCACGGCAGCCCCACGTTAAGGGGTTATATTATGGCTAAAAAGAATAATAACGTTAAGTTCAATGTTGGCCTCACTGATAAGTACTTTGATGCAGTATCTCGCCAGAACTTACCCATGTGCGCTGCTGCAGATGAAACGATTGACAACGGCTTTTCCAACGCTATCGGCCTCATCAGCATGCTGGTCGCTATCGTTAAAGGACATGACAAAAACCTAATTGGTATGGCTATTGCCGACTGGGGTAAAGGAATGTCCAAGGAGAAGCTGCCGGAATGCCTGCAGTTCGGTAACGACCATACCAATGAAGGCCCGCTGTGCATCCACGGCGTTGGCTTGAACAACTTCATCCTTGTTGCTACCCGCAACAAGTATCCCTGGTTCATCGCTTCCAAGGAGCCTGGCGAGAGCACCTATCATCGCGTTGACGGCCCATTCGCCACGACCATGACGATGTCTGAGCAGGAAGAAATTCCTATGGAAGATATCGTTATGCGTGAGCAGTTCAAGGCTCTTGGCGCACCGTCCACCATCATTTATGTGGAGATGGACAAGGCCACCGCCAGCACCATGCTGACCAAGAACGGCAGCTGCGCTGAGAGCAGGGTCACCAGCCTGAATGTACTGCGTACCTGCCTGGCTGAGCACTTTGGTGTCATGTACCGCAACTACCTGGCACCTGATGCCACCGGCGTCGCTCCCGCCCGTATCCTGATTCCCGATTATCGTATGTTTGACGGCAAAACCCGCGATGTGCTCGTCAAGCCTATTTTCCAGCCGTACAAGGAGAAGCGGCAGGATAAGCGTTTCGTTGTGGAGTACGATGGATATGAAATCCCTGTCAAGGTCGAATGTGGCCTGCTTGACAGCGAAGCAACTCGGGGTATGGTTACTGGCGGTTACGATTTGAAGCGTTTCTACCAGTGCAACATGCCCACTCAGGGCTTGGATATTCAGCTCGGTGACCGCGTTATTTCTACGGCTCAGTTCGATACCATCTGGGATAGGGCTCGTCACCCGTCCTTTAACGCCTTTACCGGCGTTGTGGCTGTCGATATCACTGGCCTGCCGCGCGGATTCCTGAACACCCTTGCCAACAAGTCCAATATCGACTTGAGCGACAAGGGATGGCGTACGATTTTCGACGCCATTGCCGAGAACGTAAAGCCTTTCGATAGTGAGCCATTTACCCTCGAAAAGTATGCGCAGGAATTTGCCAATCGTCTGGTTGCTGACACTGGGAATGAAGTTGAACTCCAGTTTCCCCTGTACGCAAACCGGACTCGTATCGACGTTCTGGAACACATCGATGAGTCCCACTGCCGGATTTACGACTTTATGAGCGGCGTTGCTACTTTGAAGTCCGTAACCGAGCTGCGGACTCATTGGGATGGCATGGTTGCGCAGGGCATTCAGCCCATTTCGGCTGTGATGTACTGCAACAAGCGTGGTCCGATGTTGAAGCATACCTGCGATGAGATGAATACTCTCGTGCAGGCAATGAACGACGAGGACTTCTACATGACCCTTGAAGCTGCTGGTGGTGATGTATCCAAGATGCCGCACTACAGCTTTGATGTGGTTCTCGACCAGAATATCCCCATCAAGAAATAAAGGCACTTGCCGTCATCCGAAAGGGTGGCGGCATTTTTTTGTTGAGCTATTGCTTAAACATCGAGATTCCTCATGTGGGGTGTAGCGTTTTGTACCGATATATGCTATAATAACGCAAAAAGGGAGGGACCAACATGGCAGAAAATAATAACAACGGTGGCAAAAACACTAATATCATCACCAAAATTAACGATACCATTTCTAATGTCCTGCGCGATTTCCCGCCTGTTGTTCAGACAATTGCAAAAGTCGTTATCTTCGGCGGGCTCATTCTTCTAGTCTTCAAAGCCATCGGCTGTATTTTCCCTGTTGTTGTGAACGTTCTTTTTGAACTTCTAACAAGTATTGTTACCATCGGTATTCTGGCACTCATTGGTTCCGCTTTCGTATACCAGGTAAAATTACAAATGACCCGCGATGAAAATTCGTTTCTGCTGAATGAACGACTCAAGTATCAGAAAAAAGAATACGAGGAACGTGAGCGCAGAAGACAAGAACGAGATAACAGACGATAATACATAATCATACATAGGCTGTCCAGCTTCGGTTGGGCAGCTTTTTTTATTTTCCTGTTGCAGGCTCTTGCGAATCGTATACCATAAAAAGTATGAAAGGAGTTTATCATGAAAACACTTGAATCCTTTTTTAGCAGAACTGCACAGTTTGGCTTGCTCATTTATCTGACCGGCTGCTTTGGGCTGCTGGCTTTTTTAGCAGCTGCGGTTGCAAAATGGATTAAACTCATTGACGTAATTCAATATATTGCCTTTGCTTTTGGACTCGGATTTCTCACTTTGTTTATCGGCGTGGTAGGTCTCTCGCTCATTGGTATAGGGCAAAACCACAAGCACAAGGAGGTCAAAGACGCATGACTAAAAAAATTATCAATGTTACCGCAGCAACAATGGCGCTCACTATGATGCTTTCTGGCTGTGCCACATCTGTGGTTCAGGAACGGAAAGACCAGGCGGCCGCAGCGGCAAGTGCCGAAGCAGCACAGGCTGCCGTCACAGCAACGCCGGAACCGACAGCAGAACCGACCCCGGAACCCATCAATGCCTGGTCTTTGTTGTCGAATCTCCCGGATTTCACGCCCGGCACGCTGGACAATCCCGACACTACCTGGCCGGACGGCATTCCGATGGGACAGAGCCCTCTGTCTTATGATGACGGCGGCAAGTTTTATTCGCTGCGCAGCGTTGATACCGGCAAAACGCTGGATATCACGGACGTTGCATTACAGGATGTCCGAGATTTGCCTGTAAAGGGATATTTGAAACTGAACGAACTCGAAAACGGCGATACAGTCATTGGTGAAATCAATGCCGAATCTACAGGCGAAGGCGTGGAAAAGGAAATCAGCGATTTCTCAATTCACACTGCCAGCAAAGAAGATGGCTGCGACTATTATCCGATTGGATATAACAGCGGTTCACTGACCTTGATGCTGGACGGTCGTGCAGCCAATGATGATGGCATCAATATCGGCGATGCGTTCCTTGACGGCCTCTATTATTCGTCTGTCACTCCGGACAAATTCGACGGCTATCCAACTGACGGAGAACCGAAAGAGCAGTTCAACTTCCTGTATGGCTTGTTTGGCAATCCGTCCGGGCTTTATTGGACGAACAACGATTCTGTCGCTTTCGATTCCAGCAAGCAGTACCGTACTTTCGAGGATTTCCGGGATGCGCACTATGATGTCGAAATTGGCGACAAGAACTTCTATTTGGTTTGGAACTATGACGGCTATAGTGTTGTCGCTGCATGCAATGATACCTTTGACAGCGCCGATGTAAAAGGCGCTGCCATTCGAGATGTCTATCTGTTCCCGAACATGACGGAAACCAAGTACCTGGTTGAGAATTCCGGCAGCCTGATTAGCGGTTATCTGGGTTATGGTGAAGCACCCGTCATCTTGACTGGTACATACGCATCAGTCAACAGTGATTCGACTGTCGAACAGGATACAAGCGCGGAAGAAAACACCGACGCTGAATCTGGTGACAATTCCACGGCGGACGAAAACGCTGAGTCCAGTTCCGATGATAACAGCGGCAGTTCGGAAAATTCCGATTCTTAATTCTAAAAAATAGTTATTGCGTATTCGTGCGAAACGCATACAATAAAAATTGTATGATAGATAACAGCACACATACGCTATAATTTCACAATTCTGAGAAGCAGACTATCCGTTTGGAGGTCTGCTTTTTTTGTTGGAATTTTGCGGTGCTTTGCTGACGTTTATCGTAACTAAACACTACAAGGAGAAATAAAAAGATGACCGTAACGAACACTGTAACAGAAACAGAACACTTAACTCCCCTGCGTTCCGCTGTAGAGCACATCAACTGGAATACTTTGTACCAGCAGAAAATGGCTCTCGAAGAAGTCTCTGACATGCTCTATGCCAAGAGAAAAGAGGATGACACGTTTGGCAAGGCTTCCGCCTGGCTCGAAAGCGTCATTGCACTCATGGAACGCTTGGGGGATGCAGCAGAAGAGGAAGGAAAGTTTAATTATCCCGAGCGGGACGAAAACGATGAACATCTGGATAACAGGTTCAATCATGTGTTGAATCAGTACCCGGATGTGGATATCTGACCAGTTCATATCAGGAGGACAATGATGCGGATTAACAGCAGTTGTGTGCTTCACAGCACCACGAGTCTCAACGCAAGAGTTCTTCCGCTCATTGGACGGGTCGGAACTCTTGAGCTGTCAAGCGGACAGCCTCTCGTATTCAAAACAACGACACCAAAACAGCAAGACATTCTGCGTACCAGCACGGTAAAAGCCATTGGCTTTGTAGGCAGCAGAATCTTCGTCAAAACCGAGCGAGGAACCCAATACACATTTGAATTTCAGTAACAACCAAGCGGCCACTAATCTCATTTATTTATAGATTGGCGGCCGCTATTATTTTTATCAATTTGAAAGGAAGTTTTTATCATGAATTTCATCAATGCCGCCACCAAGAAAGAACGCACCCATGTAGAAGAAATCATCAAGTCTCAGCCTGTTATGTCTCATGAAGGCATAACTGCCACTGAGATTGGTATTTGCGGCAAGCAGAATCTTTTCATGGACGTTTATCGCCCGGATAACGATGCCGAAAAGCATCCGATTATCATCGATATCCATGGCGGCGGCTTGATTGCTGGCCGGAAAGAACAGAATCAAAACCTGGCAACCTGGCTCGCTAAGGAAGGCTATCTCACCTTTGTACCGGATTACCGTCTGGTCCCTGAAACCAACATCTTTGGCCAAATCACTGATGTCATCAATGCGTTTGCTACTGTAGCTGAACGTGCTGAAGATTTCGTCGGTGACTTGAATCAGGTCTTTGTAGTTGCCGACAGCGCTGGCGCATTCCTTGCCTGCATGGCAAGCTCTATTCTCCGATATCCTGTCAAGATGCAGCCGGTAGAGGACGAACTGGAAGAGAACGTACCCAAGGCAGCCAAGAAACTCGTCATCAACGCGATGGGCCTGCAGAGCGGTATGTATTACATCTACAAGGGCCAGGTAGGTTTGCTTCAGAACTACTATATGTCTAAGGGCTGGAAGAATCACAGTTATGCTGAGTTCATCAAGCCTGAAACCTATTCCAAACTCATCCCCCCGTGCTATATCTGCACCGGGAAAAAGGACTTTCTCAAGAAACAGACTTTTGGGTTTAAGAAATGCCTCGAAAACGAGCGCGTTCACCACGACTACGGTTTTGTTTCCAAGAGAGAAACGGTCCATGCTTTTGCAGCGCTCTATCCTGAGACTGAATCTGCAGTCGGTGTGAACCGTGAGATGATTCGATTCTTTGACACCTTCAAAAAATAACAAGGAGCATATTTTATGACTCACAACGAAATGGTTCATGGTCTCTGCACGAAGGAGACTATTATCGTACAGGACTTTGCTGAACTGATGCGATTCGCGCTCGATGCCAATGAAGAAGTCATCTACGACGGATGGATTAACGTCTACGTCCCTATCTGGTTTGATGCAGACAAAGCATTTGGCCTTGATTTGAACTCAGAAGAAAATGCAGATTGGATTAACATGTACATTGACTGGCATCCGGACGATACCATTCATGCCTATGTATCTTACTGCAACAGTTCTACTGATGACCCCGACTTTACTCTTGAAGTCATCATGAGCCCTCACCACCGGGAATTGTTCAATGCGTATTTCAAAGAACAGTTTAAGGCGGTTTATCAAATGAGTGTTAAAGAGGCGTGGGCCAAATATGGTGCAGCATAACAATAAGGAGATAAAACTATGGCACGGAAAGAAATCAAAATTTTCATGGATTCCAAGGAGGTATCCAACTTCCTGAAAGTCATTGACTGGTCCTGGCTGTTCACCTTCCTCAGTGAACGCTACAACGTCTCGCTGAGCCCCCGCAAAGAACTGAAAGAGCTGCACAATGGTGCAGCAATCATCAAAGTCGAATGGCCTGATGAATTGATTGAAAAGTGCGGGATGATGGCTGATGTATTTTCGTCGGTCAAGCTTGCCACGTTTGATTCGTGTTTCAAGCAAGTCGTGGAATACGATGAAGATAAATTCAATGAAGAACGTGAAGCATGGTTTTCCCATCCGACAAAGATATTCAGCTATCTTGATTGTGATGGCACCGTCAAGGAACGCACTCTTGCGCTGAACATTTCCCTTCGTTATACGCTGTATGACGGAGGCTATAATTTCGCAACACTGCTCTATGCGGTTTATTCCGACGTGAACGGCTGGACTGTACAGATGAAAAAGGAGTAATAGCAATGGTTGAAATGGCATTTAAGGTAAATCCCGGCACCACTTTCTACAAAAATTATTTCGCGACAAAGGAGGAAAAAGCGCATTTCATTGAGATTGCAAAGCAGTTCTTCGACAAATATTTCCCTGATGAGAAGCTTTCGTATGTTTTGAATGACCGACTGACTGTTGATTTGAAGCCGGAACTGCTTGCCAAATACGAGTCCCAGGTTATGAAACGCCGTGACGCTCACGGGTTTGTTGTCTTCAAGCAGCGTTCGCCCATGAACTGCCTGTGGGAAGATGAGGTCTGTAAGAACGTGAACGGCAAGAAATTCCTTGCCAACCAGTTCTGGTGGGCCGCCTTCAACGGTTCTGGCCGCATCACTACGGAGCTGTGGGATGATGAGCAGGGAAATATCTACGGATATTATTCCTGCGAATATGCAACTCGCAGCACCAAGGTTCCAGACACCGTTACGCAGATTAAGCTGAGTGAATATCACGCGGCTTGCGAAGCATACACGGAAGCCAAAAAAGCAACTGCTGACGCCGCTGCTACAGCTTGACGCTGCTTGCGATGCCGGTAAAATTGTGAATGTACGATAGATAACATCTGCGCATTTCAGCGCTCGTACAATTCACAAACTGATACAACTAGGCAGACTCATCACCACGATGGGCCTGCCTTTTTTGTTTACAGAAAAAGGAGAAAAAATATGAACACAAAACGAATCAAAGAATTGGCTGCACTGACCGATGGTGAACTTGCAAGGAAACTTCTCATCCAAGAGTTTGGCAATGACTCTGAAGCCCATTGGGGAAACAACGCACACGATGAACGTGTGATGGTTACTATCAGCCCAGACGGAATCGCTCAAAGAACCTGGGAAGCCGACCATTGGGTTCGACTTGACGAATTCGACAAAGACGGTTTCTATGCCCGTGAGATTTACGAGGGAAAATGGGTCGATGAGCCATTGCCCAAAAACGTCATTGCACGAAATGTCACAATTGCTGCACCGAAACCTATTCAGCAGGAATCCAAAGACACTGAAATTCTTCGAGCGGCACAAGTCCTGTGCAAGCAGCTGACCGGAGATGACACCTTTGGATGGAATCCTGAGCTTCTTGCACAGATTGCGGATTGCACGGCAGCTTTGCTTGCCACCAACGGAATCAGCTCTCATTTTCCGAGCGCCAATACTGAACCCATCTGCTCTTGGGAAAAGCCGGTCGTCGAATATCAGCGTCCGGATTACGCCCTGGAGTATGGTACTAACTACTAAAACGAGGAGGATATCATGGCAAAAAACTATTTTGGTGTCGTTCTGACCACCAAGGAACACGATAAATATCGTCTTGTAGTATACCGCTACAAGGACCCTGGCATCCTTAATACCTGCCCGATGTGTCAGCTGCTTCGGGCCATTCGCAAATTCCAGCAGGAATACGCTGAAATTCACCGCGAACATTGCAGCCGTATCCCGCCTCGCAAGTGGTACGAGCTTGGCAGAGTAATGCCGAGTATCGTTCTGCGGAAATACGGCCTGGAAAAGCATTACGAGATGTCATTTGAGCCGAGTCGCGTGCCTCCAGCTTCTGCGCTGAAGCTCATCCATGGTGCGACCGCTTCTAACTGGAAGCAGTACATCTGGTATGTCGATGGGGACGTGACGATGCTTGGCTAAAGACCATTGCACATTCGTGCGAGACCCATACAATTAGAATTGTACGATAGATACCAGCAATTGAAAAGGTGCTTTGCCTTTCGTACAATTCACATTTCGCTTGAAGGCGGACTTCCAATATCTGGAGGCCCGCCTTTTTGCGTACTTACAAAAAAAGGAGTGTAAATTATGTTTATCATCACAAAAACTTTTACCGATGACGAGGGCCATCTTTTCACAAAGGTAAATCCAAAGCAGTATTCCACTCCCGGAGAAGCATACGATGCTATGCGTGAGGATTACCTCAACGAGCTCAAAAGCCGAGGTCTTGAGGACAACGGCGGTTCCAATGAAGATGGCGAATCCTGCCCTGGCGGATACATCATCAGCGATGAGGCTCAAATCTACGATTTTGCCCAATACACCCCGTATGAACAGCTTCTTCCTGCTGTTTTGTTCGGAGTCCATCGGATTGGTTAAGGAGAATCGCAATGGCTAAGAAAAGTGCAAGAAAAGAAATCACAAAAATCAACCTAAAACAAGCAGCACTCGAAGGCTATTCCTACGAAAGGGCCTATCATACCGCCAAGCAGGCAGGGGAACCCTCCTACCGATTTGCTGTCGGCGACAAGGTACAGGTAGGTTATCTTCTGAACTGTGTTGTTGATGAGATTCTGGAAGACGGGCACATGTATCTTATCCGCAGTGGTGCAAATTGTGACGACTATTCCTGCTGGGCCTGGACAAGTGTTCGCCCACTGGATAATGGCAATAGCACGCATTTTGCCAAGCGCAATTCTGCACTGTTCCGCCTGCACTACTCAAACCGCAGCATGTACTCTCTGCTCAGCTTCCAATACCTGTTCGGCGTTGATTTCAACCCTGATTATCAGCGTGGTTCTGTTTGGGGTGATGAGGACAGGGAAAAGCTGTTGGACAGCATCTTTATGGGTCGCGAGATTGGTCGTTTCGTCTTTAAGCAGCTGCCATTCACTCGCACAAGCAACGATGGCAACTACTATGAAATCGTTGATGGCAAGCAGCGTATGTTGACCCTGCTTGCTTTTTACGAGAACCGATTCCCGTACAAAGGCGTATTTTACAACGACCTTTCCGCACAGGACAAGAACTGGTTTATGGATGCCTCCATTGGCGTTGCTGAGATTGACAAGAGCGTAACTCGCGCAGAAGTCTTGGAAATTTTCCTTGCCCTGAATGAAGGCGGTAAGCCTGTTGCAAAGGAAGTTCTTGACCATGCACGCGAATTGCTGAACGAAGAGAAGGGAGAAGGATTATGAGTCCTATGTTCAAACAAAAGGTCGGTATGACGGAAATTTATGCAAAAGGAATCGCAGAACTTTTTCTTATTCGCTGCAATCCCTATCATTGGGACGGCAGTGGGGAAGTGCCTGACAACATCAGTTTCGATGTGTACAAGCGCAAAATCGATGAAACATACGATGGCTGCACACTCGAAATTCAGCTTTGCAAACCTGATGGTTGTCTTTGCTATGCGGCTTCTGTTCACCCGTATGAAGGCGGATTCTGGACAGGGCACGGCATTGGCTGTTTCGACAAGACTGCGATTTGCAACGACCCTGGTTCTGTCGATGCCTTGACAAGCGCCATCATGCGAGTGTGCATGATATACGAAAATCTCACAAATTTCCGCAAGGTTTTCGTCAAGTGCCTTACCATCAGCCAGAAACGAATGAACGAAATCAAGCAGTATACCGATGACGGCAAAGAGCAGGATGAGATTGAGTTCGAATCCGTTATCTTCGCCGATGGTATGCACATGGATGTTCGCTGCATCCCACGCCACAATGGACCTTCCTGGTGCGAAGCGGCTATTTATCGTGAGGATGAGGATATCGTCACGTCTGAGCCGAGCAACTCGTTCTACAGCCATTGGGTTTGCCAGACGGCAAACGCCACCTACCATCTTTATATAGGTATTGCTGACGAATGAAACTTGACGCGCCTTGCGAACAGCATATCATAGAAATTGTACGATAGATACTAGCAATCGAAAGGGCGTTTTGCCTTTCGTACAATTCACAATTTCGCATGAAGAGCGGACTTCCCACATCGGGAGGTCCGCTCTTTTTGCGTTATAACAACAAAAGGAGTGTATTTTTATGAAAATGACAATCACGGGCCAAATTGATGGCAAATCCGTGCCGATAACTATTCCGATTGAAAAAGTTATCGAAGCTTTCTGGCCTTACGCCACCAAACCTTCTGCTCTCTCTGTTTCCACTGAGCTTGACGCAGACGGCATCAGTGCTAACTTTATGCTCGGCCAGGAAACGAAGGATTCTTATCCCGGTATCTGGCTCACCAGCAAAAACAGCAATACCGGTCGTGCAGGTTTCTGGTTCTGTTTGGAGTTGCCAAACGAAACCAACGACATGGTAAAAGGCTATCTGTACGCTGGAAATGATGAGACGGAGACTGACCAGCCTCTTGCCGTTATCGCTGATGGCGTTCGCAATGAGGACGACGAGTCGAAGCGCGTGCTTTGGGTGGATGGGTCGTTAACTCACGTTGAACCTCTAACCGACAACTATCTAAAACGCCAAGGCGCTGCCACCGAAAAGCAACTCGATGAGTACGACGCTTGAACTGATACCATAAATTTCCCCACCTAACCAAAAATAACAAATAAGGAGAGTAAAACTATGTATCTCGAAACTATTGATGAAAAAGCGTTCCGTTCTTTTCTTTCTAATCCTGCTATTTCCGTTCTGGACGGTAACGTTCTGGATAAGCACTACAACTCGAATTTCTACCGTTTTGTCCGCGTTCCCCTTTCCGATGGCGAGCATAGTGTCGAGGCATTATTTGGGCAAATGTGCAGTAACTATCCCACCAGCATGAGCAAAAACCATTTTTATGAACAGCATAACCTTGAGTTTATGGCTTATGTTGTGGACCACGAAAAGACCTATGCTGAAAGCTATGAGTTCCTGCGATTGTTTGATGTCACCTCTGCTTACACTGGTCCCCATTCCGCAATGGGTGAGATGACGAAAACGCTGTGGGATTACCTGGAGCAGAAAACAATTCTCGACCCTGACTATCTGAACACGCCCGAATTGCAGAACGAGGCTTATGAAAACGCTGTCAAACAGTATGTCCTGCAAAAGAAAGACACCGCATTTGAAGAAAGCCTTCGTAAATTTCTTGAGCACATTGATGACACCGCGACCATCGAGTTCTTCGCTAATCCTACCGGATGGGCGGAAAGGGTAGTCAATGTCCTCGATAAGAATCTCACTTCTCGCGATGGCACACCTTTCAGCGAAAGCATCGGGAAAAAATTCGTTGCCGTCCAACGTCTTACCCAATCAAGGATGCTGGAGTTCCAGTCCAAGCCACATTGTTGGGAAAGTGAGTGCCGTAGTTTGCTTGCTGCGACTGCAAAAGCAAAAAACATTCGGCTCGTTATTGAAGCCAATGGAAAAGAAATGCAGGTGCAATATCCTGTTTCCAACCTGATTACTTTTGAAATGATTAAGAATAAGGTCATTTCTGCATGGGCTATTGCACCGCGCAAGCTCAGCGATGAGGTGAAAGAATTTCTTGCGGAGAACTGCGCTGGCTACAGTAAATACTGGTCTGATATTCCCATGAAGACTGTCTCTCGCATTGAAAGTGGGCGCAAAGTTCTTTGGGAAAATCCTTACTTTGAGGGAAACAGAAAATAATGATAGCCGTCAGAACAAATTGTGCCGACACTTGATTTGCTTCACCAGAGTCCTGCAGAAATGCGGGGCTCTTTTTTTATTGCCAAAATATGCGATTCGCCTAAAATGAAAGTTGTACGATAGATACCATCTACTTGGCGCGTTTTTTTTGCGTTCGTACAATTCACAATTCTGCAAGCAAAGAGCAGACTCACCGTCTTGGTGGGCCTGCCTTTTTTGTTTGCGCAACTATAAAAAGGAGTGTAAAAAATGTTTATTGGCTACAAAGACGGTTCTATCATTTTCGGTGGAACCACCAACCAACCCCACGATAACCTTGTCATAACGCTTGACGAGATGGAACAGCTGGCCGCATTCTACCAGCATGAGCAGGACAAAACGGCAGTCAAGAAATACCTCAAAACCGCTATTAACATTCTGGGCTCGGCGGAGATTTCTACAGAGCTCGCCAAGAAGTATCTGTACGACGCCGGGCTGCTCGACCAACTTGTCGAGGAATCGAATCACAGCCAGGAAAATTTCGGCGACAACTTCCTCACATCCATCGCAAAGGGCATCGAGGCGCTGGAAAAGAGGCTCGATGTCAAGGAATGGGAAGGCTTGCCGGAACCCGTTGCCAATCGGATGGCTCACGAGTTCATCGCAGAACGGAATTCTTGCCGTTGGACCGGTTCTGGTGATGCTCCTGACGATGTAGGTTTCGAACCCCTGAACTTTCCGATTGACGACATCTATCCTAAAGGTGATAAGCCAGTGTTGCGTATGCAGCTTATCGGCACAACCTTCCCAAAACTCCATTACGTCTATGAGTGCAGCATCATTGAAAACGGCGTAGACCTCTGGGCTCGCCGGACGCAAGATGCTATGACCGCTGGTAGCATCGAAAGCTTGGCGGACACTATCCTGTATGTGGCTCGCGCATATGAGCTGAGCAAGGGCTTTGAGCGAGTGTATGTTCAGCGCTCGACTCTTGACAAGGAGGAATATGACGGAATCATTGCCGGGTTTCGCTATGGTGCAAACTTCGACAAAAACAGCTTCATTTCTGTCAGTGGCTTTTTCCCGGATGACATCGACATGACTATCACTTGGAAGTGTGATGATGACGGCAAAGTATACAATGAGGCTGTCCTTCACAAGAATTCCTCTGAAGAAGTCCTGGCTTATTCCGGCCGCATGTACAAATTCTGCAATCACTACGTCCTGCCGTACAAGGGTGCAGAATATCATGTGATTGTCAATGTCCTTCCTGAACCCCACGTTCTGGAAAAAACCGTTTACATCAGCGAGAAACGTGCCAGAACCATCGAAAAGTATCTTCACGGCAAAGAGCTGCAGGGGATGGGCGCATCGTTGAGTGAGACGGCTACGTTTCCGGACGGTTTCAGCCTGGATATTCGCTGCTGTGGTACGGAGGACGATTCTTTCGCCGAAGCCATTCTCTACGACTGCGAGGGCGAAGAGGTGGCTCTTACCGAACCCTGTGACGCTTTCACTGGTTGCTGGGAACTGGAAGATGAAACCACTGGCACTACTTATCGTGCCCATGTCATAACAGAGTCTGACTACAACTAATCTTAATCACATTAAGCCGCCTGCCTTCGGGTAGGCGGCTTTTTCTTGTATATCTCGCTTGTAGGAACGTGCGAGCTGCATAAAATAGTATTTGTACGATAGATAACAGCCTATGCCTACTTGGTCGTACAATTTACAATTCTGCAAATAAATGGCAGACTCACCGTCTTGGTGGGCCTGTCTTTTTTTGTTTGCACATCTAAAAAGGAGGAAAATTATGAGTCCTACAAATGATATGAAGGCACGTTTATTCGTCGATATGGATGGCACTCTCGCCGTCTGGAAGCAGGCTACCTGTTTTGAGGACCTGCTTCAGCCGGGCTATTTCAGAGATTTGCCGCCCTATCAGACGGTTTTGGATGCTGTGAAGATTCTTTGTACCACGAAGCCGGAACTTGATGTGTATGCACTTTCCGCCTATATGCCGGAAAACCCATATGCAGTTCATGAAAAGAACGCCTGGCTCGACGCTTATCTTCCGGAAATTGATTCCGAACACCGCATCTTCGTTGCGTGCGGCAGCAGCAAAGCCAGAGCCGCAGCAAACCGCTTGAAGACACCGTGCATCGACAACTCTTTTGTGTTGCTTGACGACTACTCGGTGAATCTTCATGAGTGGAAAGCCAATCGCGGCAGCTGCATTAAGCTCCGCAACGGTATCAACGGCAACGGCGGAACCTGGAAAGGTGAATCTGTCACTCGATTCGATACCGCCGAAAACATCGCAGACCGTATTTGGAGTATCATCAAAAAACAAATGCAATGAGCTAAAGGAGAAATACTATGTTTCCAAATATCAAAATTGTCGAAGCCATACGCAAAGAATACCCCGCTGGAACGCGGGTTCGGCTTGTCAAAATGGATGACATCCAGGCACCACCTCTTGGTACAGAAGGTACGGTTGTTGGTGTCGATGATACCGGCAGTCTCCTGATGCACTGGGACAATGGTTCGCATTTGAACATTGTTTATGGTTCGGATGAGGTTGAGCAAGTCTGACAAGCAGACTTGCTCAAACGTGCGATTCCACTAAAATTGAAATTGTACGATAGATAACAGCCCTATGGCCGAAATGCGTACAATTTACAATTCTGCAAGACAATCAGCAGACTCACTATCTCGGTGGGCCTGCTTTTTGCTTTCAAACAATAAAAGGAGAAATAATTATGTATTGCATTCAGTATGACGAAATCTGCAAAAAGCACAATTTTGAGCTAAAACACGATACCTTTGGTGAACGCGTAACCCTCGAGTACCCAGCCGATTCTGTCCCGAAAGATACCCTTTGTCTTTTTCAAAATCATCTTCCTGATGGAGTATCGGCTATGGCTGAAAAGTACAGCAGCGACCGTTTTGCCATATTCAAGTACAATGCTGCAGCGGCAGCAGGGAACTCCATCAGTCTTACTGAGACCCTGGAGAAAAACAAAAAGGTCTCCGCAGCTCTCTCTGATTTGGCGGACGACCTGAAACAGGCAGAGCTGGAAGCCAAGACTTGGGTTTGCACCGACCCTGATACATGCCAGTGGCGACGTCAGGTTGGCGGAACCCGATACGAGCTATACGACATTTTCGAAGCTCCAAATGGCACCTATTTTGTCGTACACGGTGAAGTAGACCCGACCGAGCTTGACCCGGATGACTACGACCAGCTGCTGGAGGCATATTCCGGTTTGCTGGACTCTGCCAACTGTGAAAGCGAACGCTGGGCATTGATTGCTGAGGCGCAGTTTGAGACCGAAGAACTCTCGATGGAGCGCGAACGCTTTTCAACTTTTGAAGGAGCCGAAAGGGCAATTTGGAAAAAGGTTGGGGCTGACGTTTCAGATGAGAATTCTGCGACCGAAACCCGCCTTGATGCGATTCGGAAACTCGATAAGTTTCATCTTGCCGTCTTTCTGAACGATGTTCACAGCGGTGCAAAAGACTTTCCTTCCAACAACATGAGCTGGTGTGACTGGCTCAATAAGCCTGATGATGGTCATTTGTTGGATGTGAAGACTGCTCGATGAAACAAGTATGCGTTAAAGCTGATGATAGCCAAACCATCACTGCTATATATGAATTTCTGCACGACTTGGATAATGAGTATAGCAATTTTAGTAAATGGTACTATAGTACAGTCGTTCCCGGATTGGCAAGTGAAAATCGGATAATTTATACTGTTCTGGACGATGGGAAAATAGTTGCCGTTCTAATACTAAAAGATTCTGATGAAAAGAAAATTTGTACATTAAGAGTAGCTGAACATTACCGATGCCAAGGGATTGCTACAAAATTGCTAAAAATCGCACATCAGGCATTACAATGTACAAATCCACTCATTACCGTTTCATCAATTCATATCAACGAATTTGAATTTCTGCTAAAGAAAAACGGCTTTACCCTTTATAAAAAATACGAAAACTACTACAAGCAAGGAATTGTAGAATATGCTTTTAACGGCTTATTGCCTGAAAAGCAAAACGATTGCCGCTTGTCGCAAAATGTGGTATAATAGTAAAGAGGTGATACCATGAAAATTTACACTCTGATTGGCGGCGTGAATGGCGCAGGAAAATCCAGCTTAACCGGTTCTTTGCGTTCTGAGCGTAACGATTTCGGCATTGTGGTTGACCCCGACAAACTAACCATTCAGTGTGGCGGTGACGAATACGAAGGCGGCAAACTCGCTGTTGAGCGTATCGAGCGTGCCTTAATGGACGGTGTGAATTTCACACAAGAGACGACGCTTTCCGGTGGATATCCCAAGCGGCTTTGCAAACGTGCAAAAGAAGCTGGATATTATATTCGTCTGTACTATGTCGGTCTTGATACCGCCGAAGAAAGTATTCGACGAATTCGAAACCGTGTAGAGCGTGGGGGGCATGATATTCCCACTAAGGATGTCAACGCCCGTTTTTCTCACCGTTTTGAGGATGTCCTCAAAATTTTGCCATACTGCGATGAAGCTAAGTTTTTTGATAATGACAATGGATTTGTACTTGTTGCAGAATATCGCAACGGGCAGCTTCTTCCTATTGGAACATATCGACCAACTTGGCTCAGTCAACTTCTGAATCAAGCCCAATAACATTTTTGCCGTTCATCTTCGGATGAGCGGCATTTTTTGTTTGCTATACTGTGCGAATGGCATAGAATAGTTATTGTACGATAGATACCATTCTACTAAGGCGCAATCCTGCGTTCGTACAATTCATAATCTGCAAACATTCAGGCAGACTCATCTTCGGATGAGCCTGCTTTTTTGTTTGCAAACAAAACAGAAAAGGAGCAATTTATGACTATTACAATACCTTGTTTAACGCGGAACTTTTTCAGAAAATGGCTTAACGCATAAAAACCTGAACAAGTAAAAAATCAAAAAAGGAGAACTCGTATGAATATCGTAGTAAACATTGATGAAACCAAGCTGAAAAAGGCCGCACAGTGCCTGATTGACAACGGCATCAAGCCTGATGAGGCGGAAACCGTGCTGCAGGCTATCGGCTACATTTTGCTGGACAAGGAGCTTTATCCTACCACCGAGGAGGACTAATCGTGCAAGAAGTTGAACGCAAAATTCGCTTTCGTGGTCAAATTCGCAAGTATGGACTCCTGAAATTGCGAAATTTCGGGTAATCAAAGATACCATTGGTCAGTTTTCCGGTGTCTATTCTGATGACACAAAGGCAGAAATCTATGAAGGCGATGTTATTGCGTTCACGAACGCAGGTGACGACACTCTTCATACCGGCATCGTTGTTTATGACAATGACTCTTGCCAGTTTGTTGTCATGAACTCCATGAGCCGGATGCCACTGTGTAAAGCAAACAAAATCAAAATCATCGAAAATTTTTATAAATAAGAGGAGAGTAACTATGGCTATCGCAAAAGAAATGTTTGAAAACTTCATTGCCGATAATAACCGCTATTTTCTGGAAGAAATTTCCGAGAACGATAATATTATCTATCACTTTTCCAAAATGCCAATCGCAGACAAAGAGCATCGCGTAGATGCAATATACTTTGTTCCGATTTATCGTCATACCTTACTTGGTTGTGACACGGTAGTACTCAATCACTCTAGCATGAGTTTGTTTGCGCTTATCGTGGACAAAAAGGAAACGTATTCTGTGTCCTCAGATTTTCGCAGCCTGTTTGGTTCTCCTTCAATTGACTGTAATAAACTCATTCATGAAATTGCAAAGGTTTCCATGGCATATATTATCACAAAACTCTGCGACAAAGATTTTACGAGTGAGTTGCTTATTGGCAAAGCCAAATCGTTGGCACTTCAGACCCATATCATGAGCACTGACTTGGAAAACCCGGAGCAACGTTTTATTGCAAGCTGCCAAAACATCCTTGACATCCAAATGGAGCAATGTTTTATTGCGAGCTGCCAAAACATACTTGACATCCAAATGATTGCAGGATTTCTTTCTGAGCCATCCGTCTGGTGTGAAAAGTATCTTTCAGAAGATATTGTACAAGAATACAAGCAGCATGCTGCCGTTTACACTTTAGCTTCCAAATATCTTTCTGAGTACGAAAACAATCCAAACAAACCGGAAACAGAGTTTAGGCGTATTGAGACTGCAGAATAAACCAGCATCCATCCCCATGTACGGTTGCTGTGAAAGCTCATTGATACTTGGTCGTACGGACGGAACCGTGCTGTAAAAATCCATTGAGTGAGAATTATTGGAATCCTGCGGGATTTCAAGTCCCCTCCTTCAGGTGGGGGTAGTTGACGGAGGAAAGCATATCAAACAAAAACAAAAAAGGAGAACACAATATGTTTGTCGTAATTAAGAGCGAGCATTATGATTGCACCAACCTTATCTGCAAGAAGGACACGCTGAAAGAAGCAGTCGCCGCAGTAAAGGACAGCATGGCACAGCGCATCAACAAGAACTATCATGCAGGTCTTACCGGTGCTGACATCAAGCACGAAAACGAGGACCGCTATGGTTTTTCTTTCAATTTCGATGAAAACTGCCATCCTGACAACAGCGAGCCCAGAGTACATGGTTCCTATGACTTCTGGAAAGGAGACGACGAAGAAAGCGTCGAATGGGCTGTTTTTGAGGTCACGACTGACAAGCCCTTCTTTCTTCTTTCTTACGAGGAGTACGAGAGCATCGAGCTCACGGGTTTCTACGACACCTTCAACGAGGCATTCGGGAAAATGAAAGAGATGATTGCAGAAAGCATCAACGATGTCTTCGACGAGGATGCCACGGCTGATGACGTAGAGGACATGGAAGACTACAATGTCTTCGTACACTCTAACAAGGACAACCAAGACAACGGTGCGCCGTTCGCCTTCGCAAGCTTCTGCGACGATTATCCAAACCGCGAGTGGACTGTTTTCCATATCTAAAATATAACTCTTCGCCGCTCATCCGAGAATGAGCGGCATTTTCTATTTGCTATACTGTGCGAATGGCATAGAATAGTTATTGTACGATAGATACCATTCTACTAAGGCGCGTCTTGCGTTCGTACAATTCACAATTCTGCTTTAAGGCGGACTTCCCGATTTTTGGGAGGTCCGCCTTTTTGCATTTATCAGAAAGGAAGATTCAAAATGACCGTTTACGATTACCGAGAAATCACCCTCAAAGAAGACTTGTGCCTCGACATAAGCCGCGACACGGACATCGAAAACCCACGCGAAAACGACTGCAATGCAGCCACTTTCTATTGTCTCAAAAGCCCTCGTCGCAAGATAGGCGACATCATCGACAGTGCCTACTACCTGAACGAAACAAAGCGGACACTTGCGAAAACAGGTGAATATGCTATTCTGCCCATTTTTTTCCGCGAACACAGTGGCATTGCACTCCGCACAGTTCCGTTTCCTGACATTTGGGATTCTGCCTGCATCGGCTTTGCGGTCGCTAATATCAACGACTTCATGAAGCAGGGAATTTCCGATATGCCCGTATCCCGCTGTGAAGCAATGTCCCGTGCTAAGGACTGCATCCGCAGCGAGCTCGAAGCATACAGCGACTATCTGCAGGGAAATTGCTGGCAATACCGCATCACAGATGAGGACGGCAATGTCGTTGATTCCTGCAGCGGTTTTATCGGCGACGACCTTGAAAAGAACGGTATGCTGAACTACATCTGCGACTACATCGAGAAAAGATAAGGAGAAAAGACGATGAAAGTAAAAAGAATGATTAAGTCTGATGTTTCCACTTTCAAGGTTGGAGATATTATCAAGGTCAGACTCACCGATGACGAAAAGGCACAGGCTATGGCAGTGCAGCAGGAAGAGGACGGCATGGTTTTCTGCCTGGTTGATTGTCTGGCTAAAGAGTACCCGATGAATGAAACCCGTACCAATGAGGGCGGCTATGAAGCGTCCGACCTGCGTAAGAAGTTGAATGGTGAAATCCTTGACCGCTTCCCGGCAGACCTCAAGGCACTCATGGTTCCGTTTGATAACGGTGACTTTCTCCGTATTCCTACTGAAAAGGAAATCCACGGAGAGAACTACTACGGGGAGTACGAAAGTCCGTATGTGACTCAGTGGAAGCCTATGAAGCTGCGTAGAAACCGTATGGCACTTAAGGGCAAGAATGGGAACATGCAGTGGTACTGGGTTCAGAACAAAGTTCGTGAGTCCGCTGCTACCTTTGCTTATGTCTACTACAACGGCAATGCGGCCTGCTACAACGTTTCTCTCTCTATGGGCGTTCGCCCCGCTTTCAAAATCAGAAGCACCGTTGCGAAAAATCAACGAATCACCCATAGCGACTGACAAAAACCGATACCACTAGCCATCTGCACTCGTTGCGGATGGCTTTTTGTTGTTCGCGCTTGCATTAACGTGCGACTGGCATACAATAGTAATTGTATGACAGATACCATTTTACTTTGGGCGTTTTTCGCTCGTAAAATTTACAATTCTGCTTTGAGGCGGACTTCCTAATTTTGGGGGTCCGCCTTTTTGCGTCAACAAAAAGAAAGGGGTGTAATAAATTTGCGGAAGGCAGTTTTTGGATTGCGATTGTTTGAATGACTTCGATTTTGCTGCACTGACCGTCTAAAAGGGTGTACTAAACTATATCCGTGACTACATCGAGAAAAGATAAGGAGAAAACACTATGAAAATCACATTGAAAAGCAATAACGGCAAGAGCGTCACCATCCCCATGGAAGACCTAATTCAAAAATACTGGGCAGACGAAAACGACAAGCCCAACCGCATCGAGATGTCTACCACGGTTAAAGATGAGACCGTCCTTGCCGCCATGACAATTTGCGATGAGAAGGAGGAGAACTACCTGAGTGTTGACCTTGAAAGTCGAAACGAAAAGTTTGACACCGAAGCACTCTGGTGTTCTCTTGAAGCTCCGAACACGCTGAATCCGTTCGTAACCGGATACTTGTATTCCGGCAACAACGAAACGGAAAGCGATGATTGGCTGGTTCGTATTGTGGACGGCTATCGAGCAGCTGATGACGATTCTCCGCGAATCGTTTTCGCGAACAGAAGAACCATCAGCGTTCAGGATTTCCGTGAAGAATCCGGGGGTGAAAACAAGTATAAGTGGTTTGCCGCCACGGAAAAACAGTTCGACAAGCCGTTCAGCTACGCTGATTTCGGAACACGCTTGGAGGAAGCCACGCACGGCTATGTAAAGCGTATTCAATCCCTGATTGTCTCGAAGGATGAGGCTACTGTAAACCGCATTGCGGATATGCTGGATTCCATGGGCTTTGATGCCGTTACCGGATATTTCGACCCCAAGGAAGACGAACGCAGCGGCGAGGTTGATTCTCTGACGGGATACTATTACGTCGATATCTGAAAACAACCAATTATAACAAGGAGTACATTAACATGGAACTGAAACTTTCTTCTAATTTCAGCGGAAAACCCGTATCTGTCGTCGTCCCTATCGAGAAAGTTATCGAGGTGTTCTGGCCGAAAGACGAGAAACCGCCTATTTCTCTTACCGTATCAACAGTTCTTGGCGCAGACAGTGCCAATGCGGAATTTTCTCTTGGTGAAGAAACCAAAGAGTCCTATCCCGGCATTTGGCTTACGACCGATAATGTTAAAAGCCATCGCCACTGTTCTTGGTTCCGCCTCGAGCTGCCGAACGATACCAACGACATCGTAATAGGTCATCTTTACGCTGGTGATGATGATATGGAGACTGACCAGCCTCTTGCCATCATTGCTGACGGTATTCGTGCTGACGGGGATGAATCAAAACGCATCCTTTGGGTCGATGAAGATGTAACATGCGTTAAATCCATGAATGACGATTATCTGAATCGTCAGAAAGCCATCACCGAAAAACAACTCAGTGACCTTTCTTCCGGGATTTTTCTTCAAAATTTCGATTATATCGTTTACGGCAAGCGCCTTGCATCCAAACCTGAAAACACTGTGGAGTTCGTGGAAAACACTATCGTTTCTCGCAACAAACAGGAGCTTGAGGTGGTTGCGAGCGGCATGGAAGCTATGGGGCTTTCGGTCGAGACGGGTTATTTCGACCCGGACGACGAGTCCTCCGTTGATGTGCCAAAGCAGCTTGTCGGCTTTCATTACGTCGTTCTGAAGAAAAAGGCATAAACCATAGGAGGTTTGTATGAAAACTATCACAAAGGAAATCTTCGATTCCTATATCGCAAATGACTCGGATACCGTTCTGGAGGGTGTTGTTACCAACGCTTTCGAAGGCACCTCTTTCCGCCGCTTTGTGCGCGTTCCTTTGGCTAAGGGAGAACATTATGTCGAAGCGCTGTACGAGCAGGATTTCGGCTCTTTCCCTCTGGCTATGGGTGCGAACCATTTCAGCATTAAGAACAATCTCGCCTTTATGGCGTTCATCGTTGACCGCAAAGAAACATGTTGCAAGTCCATCTCGCTTATGATGCTCTTTGAGGATTGCAAGCAGGCTGATTCCAACTGGGTCACGGCTGAAATGAGAGAAAAGTTCCTCGCATATATCGAGAAGAACTACACTCCATCCGCCGAGGTGATGAACGACAAAAAGTTCCAATCCTTGACATACGACAGCGCTGTCAAGCAGTATGTTTATGACCGGAACAACGACACTACATCGCTCGATTTGATGCTGAAACTCCTTGAAAAGTTCGACGATTCTGTTGTCGTTGACCACCTTGCAAACCCCACCGGATGGGAAGAGCGGTTTGCCAAGGTTCTGGAACAGTCTGGAATCTGGGATTCGTTCGCCAAGGAGTTTGCCGAACCTTTTGTGGCATATCTGGTTCAGACCCGGCAATATCTGGATGCGTTCAGCGCAGACCCTTCTTGCTGGGAAAGCATTTGTAAGAGTCTGATGGCTGCTGTTAAAGACCACAAAAATGTTCGCTTGAACATTGAGGCTGGCGGCAAGTCGATGCAAGTCGTGTATCCTGCTGTCGGTATTGAGTCCTACGATACGATTAGGACTAAAAGTCTTGACACATTCGCGATTTCCCCGGTCCGTCATCAGGAAGAAGTGGAACAATTTCTGGAAGAAAATTGCCAATGGTACGGTCGTGGACACCGGCACAGTATTCCCTTCAAAATTATCGTATCCGTATCGAGCAGGCGCAAGGTTATCTGGGAAAACCCGCTGTTCGGGAAATAATCGAAATGCCGTTGCGAACTTGTGCGAACGGCGTAGAATAATAACTGTACGATAGATACCATCTACTGAGGCGCTATCTGCGTTCGTACAATTTACAATTTCGCTTTAAGGCGGACTTCCCGATTTTGGGAGGTCCGCCTTTTTGCGTTCACAAAGCCCGCGCCAAGGAAACCCACTGCGTGAGCGGTGGGAGTGCGTCACAATCTAAAACGGAGGAAAACCAAATGAAAGTAAAAGGAATAATTGAGTCTGACGTTGATACTTTTAAGGTCGGAGACGTCATCGAGGTCAAACTTGCAGATGGTGTAAAGGTACAGGCTATGGCAGTGCAGCAAGAGGAGGACGGCATGATTTTCTGTCTGACCGATTGCCTGCCTGGCGAGCACCCGATGAACAGCGCCAGTACCAATGAAGGAGGTTACGAAGAGAGTGACCTTCGTAAAAAGCTGAATGGTGAGATTCTGTATCTCTTCCCGGCAGAACTCAAGGCTATGATGGCCCCGTTTAACAACGGCGACCTGCTCCGTCTGCCGACCGAGAAAGAGATTTTCGGAAAGAACTACTACGGTGAGTGCGAAAGCCTGTGTGTGAAACAGTGGGAGCCCATGAAGAAGCGCAGAAACCGTATGGCGTTCGACGGCACTAAGTATGAGAAATTTCAGTGGTACTGGTTGGCGAACAAGGTTGAAGATTCCGTTTCCCGCTTCGCCAGTGTCGACGCCGGCGGTAATGCGGACTACTACAACGTTACCAATTCTATTGGTATTCGCCCCACTTTCAAAATCAAGAACCATTAACGCTTTTTGCACAAACTCTTTTTCTTGACCTTTTGTACGAACGGCATAAAATAGTATTCGTACGATAGATACTATCCACAGGGACGCTATTTGCGTTCGTACAATTCATAATCTGCAAACATTCAGGCAGACTCATCTCCGGGTGAGCCTGCTTTTTGTTTGTAAAAGAAAGGAACCAAACATCATGAGCTATGGTTTTGACATGGGCTTTGCGCAGGCGAACAGTTTGCAGGAAGCCATGACGATTGCGCTGGAATACACGCAATCGCAAATGACCGAAAAGAATATCAGGAAAACCATCAGGGATAATCGGTATTATATTCCCTCGATTCGTACCGGATACATTGCGGATGAGGAGAGCAAAAACCGCAGAGCCGATGTGCTTGCGGATACCGCTGACCGGTATTGGCTTGAGGCATTGTTTACCTTCCGTTTTCTGTATTGGGAAGAGCACAAGCTGCTCGGTATCATCATGATGCCGCCAGAAAGCGCAAGCGAGAAATGGCCGCTGAGTGTATATTTCCAGAACTCCTGCGACCAGGATTATCCGTTTTTCGAATGGAAGGAAGGCAATATCCCGTTCTTTGCGAACGCCGCCGCAAAAGCCGAAAACTATACGGCGGAAGAAATCCGCGCAAAGTTCGACTACGAAATCGAAGATGAAAACCTCGAATATTATCGGCGCAATACTTGCTACAATGATATTTTTAAGGCACTCGCCCTCGAATCGTGGCTGTACAATCATTGCACGGATGTGCCGTTCGTAACTTTTGCTTTGCAGGGAATTCAGAACGAAGCCGAGCGATACCGGTATCTGCAATGGCTGAAAGCCGAAATCCAATAGCTGGTACTTGCCCCAGTGTGCGAACCGCATAAAACAGTGACTGTACGATAGATACTATCTAAAGCACAATTCGTGTTCGTACAATTCACAATCTGCAAACAAGCGGACTTCCCAAATTCCGGGAGGCCCGCTTGTTGTTTTACGACGAAAGGAGTTTTTATGAGCAGCCAAAAGGCACCGGTTTCGCCGGTCATAGAGTTCATCAAGGTGTTTAACGAGATGAGCGCCCGATATGGGCGCAGCGAACTCTGTTACGACTACATCGATATGCACGCCATTGCACTTGCGAACACCTGTGATTTGCGGTGCAGGGATGCAAGAGAGGAACAGTACCATGCCATCGTCCAGAAATACGACGAGAATACGGTACAGCAGTTTGCGGTGCTTACCGCCATCACAATGACCGCGCTCTTGGAAAACCCTGAGCAGGATTTTCTTGGCACCGTTTACCATAATCTCGGATTAAGCAAAAGCCAAGCAGGGCAGTTTTTCACGCCATACAATGTCGGACAGATGATGGCACGCATAAACATGCCGGATTCTCTTGTTCTGGACAAGTCCCGTATCCTGCGGGTGAACGACCCGTGCTGTGGTGCCGGATGCCTGCTTCTGGCGGGGTACAATGTGATGCGCGAACAGTTGGAATCCACTGACCCGGACTGGGACAAGTATGTTCTGTTTGTGGCACAAGACATTGACCCTCTGGTCTGCAAGATGTGCTACATTCAAATGTGCTGTATTGGCGCTCCCGGAGTTGTCGTAGTAGGCAACTCTCTGTTCCCGGACGCAGAGCGGGCACCGACAGATTTTTGGTTCACGCACAAGTATTTTGCTTTGGACGAGAAAGCCTTCGAAAATACATACCAACAAACAAAGGAGTGATACGAAATGCATATGGTCACCAAAACCTACCAGCTCAGCGATGGCGAGAAGCTGACTGAATTTTATAATTGTATCGACTGGAAGTCGCTGTTTGAGTTCGTCCGACGCTATTACGGTATTGGCGTTGAGCAGCCTCCTGTAACATGCCTCAAACCCAACGGTCGCATTGAGGTGCATTGGCCGGAGAATCTGCGCGATAAATGCGGTCTTTTCGGTCATACATACCGCGAAGTGCATCTGCAGACATTCTCGTCCTGCTGCTTCCACGACATCACCTACGACAAGGACATTGCCGACAAGTACCTCGCTCGTCCGGACTTTTACCGTTTGAATATTTCTTTGGAAAATGACTGCAACGGCACTTCTTCGGATGCCTATATGCAGCTGACATTTTCCCTGAAATACATCGAATTTTCCGGAGGGTACAACTTCGCAAGCCTGTTCAGTGCTGAATACCGTAAAGATACAGGCTGGGTCGTTGTTTCCGGAGAAGGCGAAGTTCTCATGAGGGCGAAGGAATAAGAAAAAGATTTGCCGCTCATCTTCGGATGGGCGGCATTTTTTTACTTGTCAAAATGTGCGAACCGCCTAGAATGGTATTTGTACGATAGATACCATCTACTAGGCACTTTTTGTGGTCGTACAAAAATTCATAATTTCGTTGAGGCGGACTTTCCGAAAAATCGGGAGGTCTGCCTTTTTGCGTAGAAGGGAGTATTTTTATGTCAACAAGAAAAATCTTATTCCGTGGTCAGACTCGGCGCAAGGGTGAACGGACCTCCATATCCGGTATCCCACTGCCAGGCATCTGGGTCGCGGGCGGCGTCTTTCCTCAGAACAAGGGATATGATTACGCGATAATCTACCAGCAGAACCCGAAGGTTGAGAAGTACGTTGTACATGCAGACACTATTGGCCAGTATACTGGCATCAACGATTCTCTCGGCAATTTCATCTTTGAAGATGACATCATCACTTTCTGGCTAAAGAATGATGCGACCCGAACACGCCGCAAGGGTGTAGTCGAGTATTCTGAATCGTCGGCCCGTTTTATGGTTCACGTTTGCGAATCCACGGACGTTGTCATGCTCAAGGATTGCTGCTGCATTCACGTGATTGGGAATGTCTTTGACGGTGAATTCGACAAGAGTGAAAGCGAAATGAAGCAACTTTATACGGAATGCTTGAACCTTGCAAAATCCATTGACGCTATCATGCTCTGCTACAACCCGGACATCGACGCTCTCAAGGCTGAAAATCTTTCTGATATGGCTGTGCGCTTGCTCGATGGAGTTTCCCGCCGTGACGTTGTCAAGGACTTAGAGGATTTTCGTGACAAGTGGAGGCATTACAACGAACAGGCAGCAGCAGAATCTCAAGTGATTCTTGACAAAATTTCTGAGCTGTTCGAAAAGGATGGTGATAGCAAATGACGACCGAAACTGAATACCAAAATGCCGTGAACTACCTCACCAAGCTCCTGAATGGCGGCTTGATGAGGGAGCGAGGCAGTAAACCTTTGCGTATAGCCATCGAGGCTTGTGAGCTGCAAATTCCAAAGCAGCCCATCTCGAAAAGCTGGTCTCCGAACCTCTGCCCACATTGCGATGCGGACTTAGGCGGGGACTGCAACGATGGGTACTACCAGAATCCACATTATGAGCGATGCCCTGTTTGCGGACAAAAACTCAAATACATCTAACCGGCAGGGAGCAATCGTTCCCTGGAAATCATTACCCCGCACAGGCCCCAATGATGCCTGTGCATGATTTTTTCATTTTATAAGACTACCAATATTTTCAAAAGGAGTATGTAAACACATGATTACTTTACCTACTAACCATCCCTATTTCTTCACTTGCCCGTCTTGTGGCTGCAAGCTTATTTCCGTATCCAGCGGTGTAAAGGCTAAACCGCATTGTCCGGAATGTGACTATTCTGCTGATGACGCATTCGTGGTCAAGAACCGCGTCATGAACGAAGCTATGAATGTCATCGCCGATAACGCGGAACTGGCTGAAAATTTTGCCGAAACTATCAAGAACGAAATTGCAAGCGATGATGATGCCTATGCACACATCGGGTTTCATCTGGCAAACGATATCCGGAATCAGAGTCCCGCATCCGAGGTGCTCTTGACCCTTTGCGGCTGGAACATCGACACGCTGCTCGGCAAAACGCCTCCCATCACTATCGAGGACTGACGCCATTGGTACTGTCCAGAACGTCAAAACTTTGGCACAAATACGCCTTGCTGATACGTGCGAATCAGAGATAATAATATTTGTACGATAGATATCATTTGTCTTTGACAAGGTCTCTTGTGCATGTACTATTCACAATTTCGTTGAAGAGCGGACTACTTGTTATTCAGGAAGCCCGCTTTTTATATTAAATTTTAAGGAGTGTATTATCTATGTCTAACAAAACAAACCAATCCGTTCTGGTCAATGACACCAGCAGCTACTACCTCAAGCAGTATGCAGCTCTGCAGTTCCCGGGCTCCGTTGACAATTTCGGGACCAAGACACCCATTCATCTTTTGCAGCAACAAGAAGAATCTGAGCACAGCGTATCCTTACGTGAAGCTTGCGATTCGGACTATGACCTCGATGGTGCGCAGTTCTTGTTCGAGGGCGCGACTTATGACTCGGTGACAGATTTGGTCAAGGACAATCTGTGCCTTGACGACGAAGAATCGATTCAGGAATACAATGAGCATCCTCGGTTTGACCCGTTCATTTCGTATGAAGAACTGGTTGACAAAAAGAATGCCGACAGGGAAGACATCCGCGATATTCGTGATTCGCACCGTCTCGACACGATGGCCGACTATGTCGATATGTACTCCACGGCAAGCGGGTATGATACAGCAGATGATATCACGGTTCTGCTTCCTTCTTCCTCGTATGAAACCATAGGCATGGCGTTCACACATCAGGCTCTCAAACAGTATGAGAAGTCGATTGACAATCATCTATTCCGCAAACATCGCTGCTATGCGGCGTGCGGAGAAGACTATAGCCGTGAAGCTGGCGACTACTACCCCATCATGAATTTCATTCGTGATGCAGGGGAGCAGCTGCTGATTCAGGACCTCGAGAACTTTGATGTCAAAGTGATGGAGCTTGCTTCCGACGATGAAGTCGCTGACTTTTATTGCGAACATCCTCACGAGTTGTTTCGAACTGCTTATATCAAAGTCTCTGAAAAAGACACCATTGGCAAATGCTATTCTCGTCTGTACGTCTTTTGCTCCGGTCACGAGGAAACCTTCTCTGACGGAAGCAGTTTCCCGGTTTGCGACAGCCATTATGTCAGGGTCGTCAAGGAAGGGAAGGGATACAAAGTTCCTTATCCTTTTGACTGCAACCGTTTCGCCGATGAACTGAACAAAAAGTCCAATGAAAAGGAACGCTTGACACCCGCTCAGCGCCTTTTCTTCTGGACTGAGTACAAAAAACCTATCGAATAACAAAGAGGAGAAATTGCTATGAAAAGCTTTAATGTTGTTGTGACCGTTTCCACTACCATCTGCGTTGATGCCAACACCCCTGAGGATGCCATCAAGAAAGTACAGAAGGCACTTGACGCCAACGATGCTGGGACTGCCATGCAGCTTGGCGAAAACCTGTCGTGTGCTTTGCGCGATGACGGCTATCAGGTGACTAATGCCGTTGAAGTGGACGAGTAAGGGGAGATGCGATATGACAATCCCTTTAATTCCTTGTCCTTCCTGTGACTTTACGCTCAAGCCTGTCTGGTTCTTAGAAAAGGAGCTGGACAATCACGGCCTCCCAACCGGACACACTCACAAGGCTTGCAGTTGTTTGCTCTGTGATTCGTGCGAACATAAAGAAACAGTAGACAGCTCGTTTGACGAGCCGTACAAATAACATGAGGTGACAAAAATGGTTCGTTTTTATACGCCAAGCTTGTATGGGGCATGCGATGCTCTTGACCTTAACGACATCGACTACGATTTGGATGATGGCGACCGCATTATGGTAGACGATTCTCTCTACGATGCTGCTCTCGACGCATTCGATGAGTATGACATTGAGTATGAGGAGGTGTAAGCATGCCGCGCCCTAACAAAATCATTCCTAAAAAACCTTGTCCGTTTTGTGGCGCCTTCCTTGAAAACGAAGCACCCAGCACTATCTGGTGCCATCCGCGCAACAGTTGCTTGCTGAGTCTCCGTGGTATTGCAGGAGACGAGCAGATTGCTCAGTGGGATACGCGATACGGCGAGATGACTGGCAAAGACAATGCGATTTGTGAGGAATGATAATGGCCAGATTTTTCGTTTATAGCACGGAAGAAGCTGTTGCAGCTTTGAAAGAAGCGCACATTCCTTACCGAGTACACGGCGAATGCTGTATATCGGTGAACAATAATGATTACAGCGCCGCTGTTGAAGCTTTCTTTCGCAATGATGTTAGTTTTCAGCCAGAATAGGAGGTATTTCCTATTACTAAATTCTTGGCATTTGGCCTTGCCGCCGCGTGCGCTGCACTTGCCCAGGAGGCTATTCCTTATTTGCTCGACTGTCAGCGTCATATTTTGGTCGATGAAAACCATTATTTTGAAGCCATTGATGTGTTCGATGACTACGACATCGATTTCGATGTTATCAGAAATTTTTGAAAGGAAAACTGTTATGTTTACAAAAGAACTCTATAAAATCACATGTACCCGCAACGGTGAAACCAGCGATATCGGCACTTATTTGCTGAAGCCTGGTCCCGAAGCTCCAATGGACTGCTACCGCAACTTTTTGAACAAAACGGATGTGGCCGTTTCCATCAAAAGCGTACCGGACGGATTTATCATCACTGATAATTCTGAACCTGACACCAGCTACCACCTGATGTTTATCCCGATGGACGACGATTTCTGGGCCCGTTGCGCGGCTGAAAAGGAAACTAAATAGTACATATGCCCCTTCGTCCTGTTTGGGATAAGGGGGCTTTTTTAGTGCAAAAGCTCTCATATTTGAGGTTAAAACATGCCAGAAAAAGTCAAAAAGCCCTCTAAACCCACGACTAACTTGTTGCAAAATATCAGGTCGCCGCGACCGTCACCTGTGCAGGCACCTTAGAGAGAAAGTACTGAAAAACGCCAAAGATGCAAAACTTGCCTGGATTAAGGCTGCTTTCGAAGAACGTACTGAAATCCGTGGGCCTGTTTTTTATGCGTTGATGCCGCTTGCTGTTAAGCAGGTGGTTTTTTGTTGACGCTGCTTGCGAACGGCATAAACTTTTAGTTGTACGATAGATATCATCTACCAGGCGCGTTTTGCGTTCGTACAATTCACAGTCTCGCACATTGAAGGCAGATTCACTTTCGGGTGAGTCTGCTTTTTTTGTTTGCGCGAACACAAGAAAGGAAGAAATTAACAACAATGACTGCTAATCTGAAAATCGGTCCTTGCCCTAAATGCGGCAACACTACATTCATCACAACTGCGCATGTAACCCAGACTTGGCTGGTGGACGAGGACGGTGACTTTATAGAAACCAAATCTGACTGCGATGAAGTGACCCATGCACCTGATGCCGAGGATTTGTTCACATGCTCCAAGTGCGGGGCTGAGGTTCCGGCAAAATATGCATACAGCGAATAATTTCGCGAATACTTTTGCAAAACCATTCGTACATACCATCGTTAAAAAACAGGCATGACCTAACGATTTGTTAGGGTACTATTGGAGGAAAATACTATGAACAACCGTGTACCTGAAGTCTTTTTGTCCGAGATGTTCGGTGAATTGCGCATTATGAAGGATGACAACAAATTCTATTTTTGTGCCGCAGATGTTTGCTCGGCCTTGGGCTATTCAAACCCAAGCCATGAACTGAACATACATTGCCGCCATGATGGCATCAAGGCTGGCAGGACGGATGTGAACGGCGTTCCCCGCATCATCAAGTTCATCTCAGAAGGTAACGTGTATCGCCTCATTTGCCGCTCCAACAAACCTGAAGCGGAAAAGTTTGAGACCTGGGTTTTTGATGAACTCTTGCCCCGGATTCGCCAGACCGGCGGTTATGTGAATGACCCAGTAGTCTTTGTCGATAATTGGCTTCCGAACACGGACGCCAAAACTAAGGCTTTGCTTGTCACTTCTCTGGAAGCTGTCAAGAATCAGGACAACATTATCGGCGTGCAGCAAGAGAGCGTCGAGTTCCACCGCGCGGTGAGTGCATCTGTGAACAGCGTTGATTTCGGCGAGTTTGCAAAGTGCCTTGCCAACGACCATATCAACATCGGCCGCAATCGTCTGATGGCGTGGCTGCGCAAAGAAAAATATATTGACTCTGCAAATGTTGCTTACCAGCGCTACATCGAGCAGGGAATTTTTGAGGTCAAAGAAACGGTATACTATGTTGGCACCACTTACCATACTTCTCGAAAGACCCTAATTACTCCAAAGGGCCAGGTGTATTTGGCCAAAAAAGTATCCAAAGGATACAAAGGTTAATTTTGCTTGACCACACTTGCGGAATGGATAAAATCAGTCTTGTACGATGGATACCAGCAAATCCATAGTTATTCACAACCTGTAGCAGAAGGCAGACTCATCTTCGGATGGGCCTGCTTTTTTGTTTACATGAAAAAGAAAGGACCGATTTCATGAATTTTAACCTTAATAACCAGAACACTCTTCTCACAAAGAAAGTCGCAGCACTATACGAAGCAATGCAGAAGGCTGGTGATAGTGGCCTCGCCTTTATGGTCGTTGACAGTCTCAATAGTCTTGCAAATTATGCCAGGTTTTTGGCTGAACAAGAAATCTTAATTCAGCAAGCTCGTATCACGATGGATGCTGCAAGCTATCGCATTTTTTATCACAGCGTCGATTCTGCCCGTACCAGTTTGCTCGAAAACGCGGCTGCCAATGTTGCTTTACTCAACCGGCTGTGCAAGAAATACAACACAGACCAGATTGCTGGAAATGTGGCAGACGCAATTGAAGCCGAAATGAACTCCGGCAACATGTATTCTCTTGCTAATTCCCCGGCCTACACTGCATTCGCCAAAGAAGTTCTCAACACCTATTATACGACCGGTTCAGCCGGAAGCATCTGTAACAAGTAAATCAATCCAAACCCTTTACGGGGTCCACATTGCGGTAGAGGCAAAAGCCAAGAGCCGCACGATAACCCCGCGTTAAGGGGAGACGTATGAGTATCAATCTGAATAGCCGCAACAACACCCTCTGCTGCAAGGTCAACGACCTGTACACCGCCCTCATGGCCTCTGAACTGCTGAACGACTGCGTTGATGACGTTGTCGTGATGCTCAAAACCTGTGTTGATTACGTCAACATAGTGTCGAGTCAGGAAGTCCAGATACAGCACGCACGTTTCACGATGGACGGTGAGGAGTTCCGACAGTACGTCATGGAGCTCGACCGTCATCGCCGTGCGTTGCACGAAGGACTGATGGCACGGGTGAACTTTGCCAATCGTCTGTGCGTGAAGATGAACACACCTGTTCTTGCTGAACGGGTCACGGAAGAGGACCGAGAAACCTACTTTTCTTTCGCAAAAGAGGTGGTCGATTCCTATTTCGGTGAAGCCATGCAGAACGGACGATTGCTCTAGGGCAACATTGTCCCAACCCGTTTTAACACTACAACTATGGAGGTATTTATTATGTCTAATAACAAAGAAATTATCTGCAAACTCATCAAAGCCAAGAACCAGGAGGCCAACAGCTACGAAGACCGAACTTGCTACAATGCCGCCTACTGCTACGGCTATGTGGACGGCGCAACTATGGCACTAAACACTTTGAGCGACGTACCCGAACGCCATAAGTGCTATGCTATCCTGTCCCATTATTCCAATGAAGATATCGGCACGTTTGACTCCGTTGCAATTTGCGGCGGGGTACATATGAGCTTTGAGTCGGCCAAGAAAGCGGCTGATGAAATGCTTGCGGTCGATAAGGAAAATGGGTGCCACGATGACGCCGTTCCGTACACTCTCGACGATTGCAAAGAGTTTGACGACCTTCCTCTGTACATTGCAGGCGAGTGGGTCAAGGACAAATTTGAACACTATCACAACTTTTACGCTGTATTTGAACAGGATGCAGCGCTGTAGAAAACAGAACGCTGGAGGTGCTCTTGTGTTTAAGGTATTAGGCGGCATTGGCCGTTCCGTTCCACTCTACAACGGCAAGGCTCGAATCCTTGTCAAGGCAATTATCCCGGTTGCTTCCAGCTACCTCGCTGATATGCAAAGTGTCTGTGAGGCAAACGGCTGGAAATCCGTTCTGGATGAACGCGGTAACCTGGTCGTCTTGTCTGTTGTGTCCATTGACGCTTACCGGCTTTCCGACAGCACCTTGATGACCGCATATCTGCACTTTGCAGAAACTGCGGCTCAGAAACTTACGGGCTGCAAAAATCGGTATTTGGTCGCTGGTGTTGTGTCTTACGATGCAGCCGCATAAGGAGGTTAACATTATGAAATACCACGGATTTGAATCACCCATCGATTGGTCTCAGTACCTTATCCAGAAAGCAGACAAGCACGAATATGAACCGTCTGAGCCGGGGAAGAGAGTCGAGGCTTTACTCGAAAAGCTCTACCTGCCGCAGAATTCCTACTCTTACGCAAAGTTTCCTCAATGGTTTGCGGATGCCGCTGACAAGGGGACAGAAGAGGAACAGGTACGGTATGTGATGAATCATCTCTGCCCGAATCTGTACCACTTTTATAAAAATCCGACGCAGAAAGATTTTCGTCTGGGGCCTGATGTTGTGAACCTCATGGTTCACCAGCATATGTGTGAGAACACGCAGGCGACCATTCTGAACGAGGATGGTTCTCTTTTTCAGGATGGGGTTCATGATACTCACGAGGAAATCCTTCTGCTGACGTTGTTCTTTGAACACGAGTTCAACGATATGGATATTCGGTGCGCCCGCGTATCGTATACCTCATCGGATGCCGAAATCAAAGCCTGTTTCCTTCACGCGGTTCATAAGCGGTTTGGCTTAATGGACCCGGCAGCGGAAAGGCTTTGGCTCAGCAACAAGTCTAACAAAGTTTACCTCATTAAAACAATCCACGGAATCGCTTGAATACATATCAAAGGAGTGTAAAACTATGAAATCTAATACTATTCGCAACGACTACGCTGCGGCACGAATTTCCGCTATATCTGCCATCATCGCAGCGGAAGCAATCGGAGTCACCCTGCTTCTCATTCTGATTCAATCTCTGCTGAAAGCTGTAACTCCGCTGACGTCGGAATCCATTCTGATGCTGGTCCTGGGTTCTTTTGTCAGGACCGGAACCACCACATTCTGCATTTTCGGCGTGGCCTCTGCGCTGGCTGCCTTGTATGTATCGGCTTGTGCGACA